CTAATTATTTTCTTGATTTAATTCTTTTTCCTTAGTCTCCAAATAAGCCATGTACTCGTGCCAATCATTAAAACTTAGCTTATCCTCTTTCCCTTCTAACAACTCCAACGTCTCTCTTGCCTTTTTTAAATCTTCTACGTACAAATAAGATACTCCTAATATATAAACAAAATCATTTTGTAAATTCCTCTTATCTTTTAAAATATTAATTATTTCATTGTATTTAGGATTTTCACTAATAAACTCTAAATATGCTATACATTCTTCAACATCTATAACTTCAAATACATATGGATTTTCTTGATGTTGTTTTTTTATTTCTTGAAGCAAATCAATAATTTTTTGAATGTTTTGCTCCTCACCAATATCCACTAACACTTGAGCTAATAAATATTTACAAAATGTATCATCTGGGTTATCTACTAAACTACTCTCAAAACATACTTTTGATTTTAATAAATCTCTTTTTGTACCTTTATAAAATACCATCCCCGCTAAAACCTTATCCTCAAAAATTTCTAGGTAATCATCATTATCCAAATTATGCTTAGTTCTTATCTTATCGTAATCTTTTTGTTCTAAATTTCTTAATGCAAATATCCATTCTTTCCCTTCATATATCTGTTCCTTATATTCCACAAGGATTGCAAATACTCTTTCAAATGTCAAAAATATAGTAACTGTTAAAAATAGCAAACTTATGGAACCTTGTGTTTTATTTTGTAAAATATTCGAAATTACAATAGGTATAAACACTATAAATACGACAAATCTTTTCGCTCTAATACTATCTTTATTAAAACTTGAATACGTAATTAAAATAACAAAAATAGCTGTCCAAAAAAACAAAATCTCCAATACATGGGCTACAAAGAAAGTATCTGGCACCATTGCATATGTAATAAATAATGTAACAAAAATAAAAATTGGCCCTATAATAACTAAAGATTTTTCTATTTTTAAATTTATAACTACTAAACGTAATATACTATTACTTATCGCTAAAATTTTCACCATTCTAAACTCATTATTATCTTTATTTAAATAAACTATAATAGCAGCAATAAATGCTATTAAAATTAACCATAAAAATACACCTTTAAAACTTATATATAGACTTGGTATTATAAGTAAAGAGGTTGGTAAGAATTCTCCCTCTCCTGCAAAGATATATCCTAAAGTTTTTATAAAAGATACAATAATGCTATTAAAAGTCGATAAGAAAGTAATAAAAACATATAGTAATGCTCCAAAAAAATACGAAAATAATAATAATGCCATTAAATCAATAGCATAAATACCCAATTTCTTTTTAAATTTATTCTCGGATTCATTCAATTCGCTTTCCCACTCATCAAATTTTAATAGGGCATCATCGAGCATCTTTATAATTAATAAAAATATTCTCAAAAAAGCCATAAATTATATTCTCCTTCCTGCAAAATTTCCTATTAAATTTAATAAATAATCCCATTTATTGATGGTATAATAAGCTTACTCGATAATTGTTGTATTTTTAGCAATACAATACCTGCTTAGCACCAAATGTCCAAGTAAAAGAGAACTCATAAAACGCCTTAAATTATTAAATTTAAATATAATAATTTGATTATAAAATAATACATTAATATTAACACTAAAAATTTGTTATAATTAGTAAAGAATTCTATTAATTAGATAGAGAGGATACAATATTATGGGTTATAAATTTCGTAGAATTATCCAGTTTTCCCCGGGTGTGAAAATTAACTTTACATACACAGGTACGGGAGGGAACTTTATTCCACCTGAATCAAGAACGACATCTTATATACCTGGAACTGGAATCTCGTATACACCACGAATAGCTGAGTCAAACAACTATTATATACAACGAGGATATCAAGGACCAAACACTTCCTATCCCACTATGGATGAACAAGAATACAATACGGTAAATGCATTTGAGCCAGTAAAAGAAACCCAAACTTACCTTGTTACTGCTTTTCGTAAAAAGGATAATCAAGTAAACTCCGTAGGTAGAAAACTAATGAAACCACTTTCCATAATTACAGGCGTGTTTGCGGGCCTATTCTTAATTATGATGCTTATTATACCTGCTCTAATCATGGCATTCTTTTCTTTCCTATGCTATAAAAATATAAAAACACCGTTTGCAGTTGTATGCCCAGAATGTGATGCTGAGAATTTATTCATTTTTGAGGAAGAGAAGATTACTTGTCGTAAATGTGAAAGTACTCTTATAATCCAAAAATAAATAGTTCTCAAATTAACGGCTTTTTTAGTAGATAAAACAATAAAAAATCTAATTATAAATATAAACAGATAATAGAGAGGCAAGTGAATATCATCATTAATTTTGAGGCGTTTAATCCAACTATAAACGACTTAGCTATTAAACTTGCTATGGTACTGTTTATACCGTTATTCTTAGCATTAATTGTCAAAGTGATACTTATGAAATTTATGAAAAAATCGATTGCTGGCAGATTAGCAAGTCTATCTTTGTTATTTTTTATGTACTATGTATTTAAATTTGTTACAGCTTAAAAGGCACCTTATGGTGTTTTTTTATGTATTAAAAGACCTACCTATTTCCCTAGGTAGGCCTTTTGTGACTTTGTATTTACAAACGATGATATTATGACAAAACCCCATAATCCTCAAACTCTCTAATCGTTCTTCTTCAATACGCTTAAACTGGTTCTATGTATACTAGTCTAAAGTACGAGCAGCTGCATAGAATGATCCAGAACCACCATTTCTGTGAGTAACTTTAAGCTTATATTTACCTTTTGGAAGAGTATTGTACGTATTTGTAAAACCCTTTCCTGCTGCTAACGATCCAGAACCAATAACATTACCTTTTGAGTCTTTTAAAGACCAATCAAGTGTACCTTTAGTATTGTTTGTCATATGAACTCTCATATCTGCTTTTTTTACATGCTCGAACGGTACTTCTCTTTCACCATTCATTAGACTGAAATCATCTTTAAGTATTTGGGTACGTTGGACAATTGGTGCTGAATTTTTAGTATTATCTACACCTTCTGTACTTGCTGATGCTGCTCCAATCCCTCCAGTTAATACGATACCAGTTGCTAATGTTCCTACTACTAATTTCTTAAACATAATAAATCCCCCTTAAATATTTTTTATAACTAGCACCTTAAATGTATCACTTCTGTATTTTTTGTAAATATTTTCAATTTATATAAATATTTATTTAATTATTAACAATATTGGAATTTAATTTTATCAAATGGAAAATAGAGGGATTTTAAGAGGTATGTAAAAATGCATAATAAATCAAGCAAATATCATGATATACTCTCAAAGAGCTGATACAAAATTTCTTTAGATTGGAAAACTAAAGTCTTATCTACCTAAATGGAAGGCGCCTTATGGCGTCTTTTCTCTATTTTCAAAAGGACCTGCTCAATTAATTTCTTAAAAACATAAGGTAAAGTGAACCCATTAAAATTCATGGAATGAACCCTAGTTTTACCCTCTAATCTAAAGGAGGCACTATTGTTATGGGATATGGTGGTAGTTGCGGCGAAGGCTGCGGTTTTGCTGGAGGATTCGCTTTATTAGTTGTATTATTTATTCTATTAATCATTATCGGATGCAGTTGTTTCTGCTAAAAACAATTGGAAAAGGCACCCTTATATGGGCGCCTTTTTGTATATTAAAAACCTACCTATTTCCATAGGCGGGCTAAATATAATTTTACACAATTGAGTTATAGCAAAATCATTTATATGGAAAGTAATTAAAATTAACTTAGTAATCCTAATACCTTAATAATCTCAATTGTTTTATTATCTTTTATTTTGAAATAAAGCCTTTTCCCTATACGTTCACTAATTACAATATTTCCAGAGGCTAATTTACGCAAATGTTGTACAATCAAATCCTCTGTAATTCTTGTTTGCTTACTTAAATCAGAAACTGACAACGACCCATATGTAATCAATTTACAAACAATTGATAAGCGAGTAGAATTCCCTAATAACCCTAAAACTTTTATACTTTCGGTATAGAAACTAAAATCCATATAAAAAGCATGTAACAGATCTTCCAACCTCCTAAAATAAGATGAATATCAACCAAAATATCTTAACATAAAAATAGTAAAAATCACCCTAAAATATACCAATTATTCATTGAGAAAAATGATACTTGAATGGGAGTCCAATACATATTCTTAGAATTAAAATGATTCAAATCGGAGGAAGGCACCTTTGGGATGCTTTTTTATTTATGGATTTTATTAGAAAATATTTGAAATATAATACAGTAGATTATATTATTATGTGTGTATGATTTCTGGTTTTAAAAATTAATAGGGGGGAAACAATAATGAAGTTAGGAAAATTAGCATTAATTGGGGCGTTAACTTTTAGCGGTTTTACTGCAATAGAAATGAGTAAGCCTACCTCACAAGCAGCTGCAGCTTACTCAGATCCACTTAATGATGATTGGGGATTTAAAACCATTGTGGATTTACAAAATTCAGAGGAAAGTACATATCAGCCAGATTGGAAGATTGGAAATTTAATAACTGGTGATACATTTTACTTAACACAGCACTTTGGTAGAGAACATTTTGGTGCACAAATGAAAATTTTTAAAATCCACACAAATGGTACCCTAGAACGATTCCAAACAATAGAACCAGAATTTATTCCTGGAACAGAAATTTGGCAAACCCCTATCACAGATAGCTATACCAGTGGTACTTATGTCGCTGCAATTAAATATCGTGGTGAATTCACGTATTCAAATCAATTTACAATCAATTAGGGCTGTAATAAATTGAAAAAAGGCACCTTTGGATTTCTTTTCTTCTGTACATTATATCTATTACGTACTCATTGATTTTTTATGTACGTTTGATATAATTATTGTAGTAGTATTACAGTAATAGCTTGTGTATATAATAAAAGAAGAGATGCGCTAACATCTCTTCTAATAACTGCTACCGTCAGGGTGGTGGTTATATCATTTATTTTTTACGAAACCCACCCTTTTGCTTTGGACGGCGACGAGGAGTGGGTTTTTTGTTATCTTTTTCTAAAATTTGTTTCCTAAAAACATACGCAGAAACTTCACGTACAATGGCTTTCACAAATTCTTTTAGAAGCTCAAACAAAAACTCCATAGGTATATCACCCCCTTTCCTTCCAAATGGAAAGAAGGGATAACCAATCACCCTCACAATATACAGTTAATTCTATTCTATCATACTAGTACAATCTCACCAATATAAAAAAGACTACCATTAGGTAGTCCTTTTTAGGTAGTTTTAGAGATTAGATTATAACATATCAATATACAGATTATAAATATATTTTTCCTAAAGATACTATAAGTTTTTTATAATTCTTGATTTCTCAATCCTCATTGCATGATAAATTTTCCTATAAGGATTAACAAATAATATTAAAATTATCAATCTATTATATTATTAGAAAAAACTGTTTATCTGTATAATTATTTGGTAAAATATAGATATTATTTAAGAAGGTAAAGTTAGTATAGATTAACTAAGTAATGCTAAGAAAATATTTTATTGCATAAAAAAAGGCTCCATTGCTGGAGCAATTAAAATAAACAAACGAATTAAAACAAGAAACAGACAATTTAACTATATAGATTAAATATAAATAAATCTATATATATGTAAAAATACATATAAAAACTCTATTTATTGATGCTATAATAAACTTACTCGATGATTGTTATATTTTTTTATGGTTTTTAAGCAATACAATACCTTCTTAACACCAAGTGTACAAGTAAAAGAAGACATCTTAATCGATGTCTTCTTTTCTTATATAATAACAACATAATAAAATTAAGATGGCTCAAGCCGGAAGAAGGCACCTTAAGGTGTCTTTTCTTTATGGAGAATAATCCTACACAAAGAAAAAAAGCCTCAGATATTGAGGCTTTTTAGTAAATCTTTTACTATTTTCTTCCTTCATAATAAGCTTCGTATTTTCCACATTCAGGCTTATAATAGGATCTTTTAAAGTACCATGTATATCCCTCCTTATCAGTGTATGAATTCGCAAATCTATCAACTGTATTGTGTAGATATTTAACATAAGTATTACCACCTTGGAAAATAGCTCCACTGTCGTAACAAGAATCATACTGATAACTCGGTGACTTTGTTGGTGCTTCTGCACTCGCTGATGCCGCTCCAATTCCTCCTGTTAATGCAATACCAGTTGCTAATGCTCCAACTACTAGTTTCTTGAACATAATAAATCCCCCTTAAATAGTTTTTTATAACTTGCACCTTAAATGTATCACTTTTGTGATTTTTGTAAATATTTTGAATTTGTAGAAAAATTTATTTAATTTTTGTAAATATTTGTAATTAATTTTATCAAATGGAAAATAGAGGTATTTATGGTGATATGTAATAATGCATGTTCATTCAGCAAAAAATCGTGATAAAATCTAAGCACCTGTTCTATTTTTTTCAATTAAAATGGAAACCTTACTTCTTATTTACCCAAATGGGAGGCGCTTTATGGCGTCTTTTTTTTATTTTCAAAAAGCCATGCTCATTTAATCCATAAAAACATAAAGTAATTTGAATCCATTAAAATACATGAGTGACTCCTTATTTTTCTCCTACTCTTTAAAGGAGGAATTATTATGGGCTTTGGTGGTAGCTGCGGTGGCGGCTGTGGCTTTGCAGGAGGATTTGCTTTATTAGTTGTATTATTTATTTTATTAATTATTGTTGGAGCTTCTTGCTTCTGCTAAAAAACCATTAGAAAAGGCCCCCTTATATGGGCGCCTTTTCTTTATGTATATTATTTATTATCCAATTCATTGGTTTTATTATAAACACATTTTATTTCTCCAAAATTTCACTATTACTGATAGTCTTTTTAGGTAAATTTAGAGATATTAATTACATTATAAAAATATTAGGATAAATAAATTGTCATTATTCTCTTGTAATCTTTATCATCCACCATTTAAAGTTTCTTTAAACTATTACATAACATATGTTTTTTTGTACCATGCTTTGTTAATGCATTTAACCTTCTTAGATATTGAGGGTTTAGAATTATCCCTTGGTATAGCTATATCATTAGAACATCCTGCGATATTTAAACAAAATGTAGCCAATAAAGACAATAATATTAATTTATTCAAATAATCACTTCTAACTCTTTTTTAATTAACATTTTGATATAAAATAAACGTCTCACTAATTTTACATTAGATTAAAAGTTGAAAACTATTCTTATAATCATAAAATGTTAAATTTTTGTCCAATGAGATAGTAATCCCCCTCCTAAAAACCTGCTTATTTCCCTAGGTCGGTCTTCTTAAATTCTTCAGCATCATGAAATCCTAAATCGAACGAATACAACGTTTCTAATGTCTCTGAAGCTCCAATATATTTCAAAATACTCTCTATATCTTTGTATGATTGAAAATATAAAATTTTTGCTTTTGGTATTTTCCCGTCAGTTTGTAATTTTTTCTTCTTAATACCTAATTCTTCAAACATAAAATTATTTAAATGCTCCAAGATATCTTCAGACCCATGAATACGAAAGCGTGGTCTAACATAAATTTTATTTTCAGATCGTTTAACTTTTATCGTGCCAAGTTCATGCCTCAATAAAACATATTTTTTAATGAATATTTTTTTATTAAACTCACCTTTAGGAAATAACCTAGATTTTCCTCGTATCGGTGTCCAACCAAATTCTTTTACCTTTGTAATAAATGGATGGTCACTATTCATAGACATATACCATTCCACATACCCTTTATCTTCACAATATCTTGATCTTGTTTCTTTCCCAAAGAAATCAGCAAACTTTTTTACTATCACTTGTGACTTATGAGTGAATTGAAAATAACCTCCTGATTCATAACCATTACGCCATACCATACCTAAAGCCTCTGAAAATACATCTGTTTTAATAAAATCATCTATCCAATTCTTCTCTATAAGGTTATTAGTCATAAAATATTCCCCTTAAATTTTATCCTTCTAATCAATTGTAAAATAATACTTTATTTCTATAAACAAGAAATTAACCTTATAAATTTCACGTACTATATCCGATGTATAAAACCAAATCTTGCAATAAAACCTATTCTACCATCCGTCCCCTTATCCTCTAACCAAAAAAGTAGTAAATCCTCTATTTATTCCTCTATCTTAGTGATTCATTCCCCCATGAGTTAAACACTCTCATATTTTTCTGCTTTTCTTCGTAATTAAGCTTGACTGAAGGTCTTGAGGGTTTTTATCATGTGGGAACGATTATGGAACACGGCTGGAAGGCAGATTTATCCCCTACTTTGAAAGATCACAAAAAAGTAATCGATCAAAATAGATGGATAAGCGTCTTGTTTTCGCCATGCGGTCACTTATAAGGTATCCGTATGTATAGACCCTGTTCACTCAGCGATTTTCACCGCATACATCCTTTTTCTATGGCTTGTCCTTGTAATATCGTCCCTACACGACAAACTGAATGTATTCCCTAGCACCGTAATGCTAACGATAACCACCCGAACCTTTTAGGGATTCGTCCCTGGGCACGTTCTCGCCCACCCTCATCAGAAGAACAGGATTCCAATGAGGGGTGCTGTTTTTGTAGGCGCATACTCTGTACCCCCTGCACGACCAACAGCTAGCCACGCCGTAACACGTTCCCCCTATATGTATAGCAGCACGGAATTACGGCTTATCAGTTTTTATTTACGTGGTATCAGGCAATTCCACGCGAACAAAAAACAAAAAGGCATCTCTAACTCCTAAATGGCTTGTACATTCACAAGACTTCTAGGCTTAGAGATGCCCTATATATATCTTTTGACTGCAAAAAATACAATTCTAGCATTTACTAGTTGAATTTTAGCCGAATCATAGATAAAATGGGTATATCAAATAAGCCTAGTCGAAAGGCATAATTGTTTAAGGATAGTGGTGGTACACTACTTAAACCAAATTCCTGCATGGTTACAGGTTATGTCTAGTAAGTGTTGGTAGCAATTACTAGAGCTGAGTCATTCCCACAACGGTTGGTAGCCGTTAGCATATGGGAGTGGCTTTTTGTTTTGTGTTCATATTCAATTGTTTTTAAGTTTGTTCTATCGATCTTCTTGCTCTTCATTTATGTAAAATATCAAATTATGTTTTGTTTTGTAGAATGTTGCTTGTTGTGTACTACGTTACAACAAGCATTAACCTTTGTAAACAGCGAATTTGCGCACTTTCCGAATAATATCCCTATTTCCCTATTTCCCTATTTCCACTTATAGATATAGGGATATTTCCCCTTTTCCCTATATCTATATTTCCCTATTTTTATTATTTTTGCTTCTACTATCTCCTCTACGAAATTTCATATTCATTTCTTAACTCTCTCTACTTCGTACATCAAAAGAATCTTTTGATACCAACGTTTTTGTTATTAATTACTAACTCTATGATTCTATTGCATAACCTAAATATCATTGTTATAATTTCTTTAAAGATATAGAAATATCCCTATTTCTATAGTTAGAAATATCCCTATTTCCCTATTTCTATTTTTCCCTATTTCTATAAAGGGATATAGGGAAATTTCAAAAACTATAACTGGAGTGTTAAAAATGGCTATTACAATTACGGTAGGTAATTACAAAGGTGGAGTCGGTAAAACCACAAATGCTGTATTGAACTCTTATGAATTTGCTAAAAAGGGCAAGCGTACATTACTTGTTGATCTTGACCCACAAAGTAACGCAACAAAGTCTTTAATGTTAACAAAATCAATCCTTAACCCTGATGAAATCGTTACTGTTGAAAAAACATTAATGAAAGGTATACAAGAGGGAAACCTAGACGGCTTAGAAGTGGAAATTATGGAGAACTTACATTTACTTCCTTCTTATGTTGATTTTCAGGACTTCGCAAAATTCCTTTATAAAAATTGTTCTTCAGAAGCTGAAGAAGATCATTACTTTAAAGGATTACTTGAAAAGATAAAGCATAAATACGACTACATATTTATTGACGTTCCTCCTATGTCACTAGAAGTTACAAAAAATGCAGTTGTAGCTTCGGATTATGTTCTAATTGCACTACAAACACAAGAACGTTCTCTTACTGGCGCTGAGAACTATATTAATGAGCTTATCAAGTTAAAGGAACAATATGATCTTGATATTGAAGTAGTTGGCGTTCTTCCTGTCCTATTAAAAAACAACGGTAAGGTTGACGAGTATATCATGGAAAACGCTCGTGAAATTTTCGGTGAAGAAAACCTATTCAAAAACATCGTCCCTCAAATGGAACGTATTAAACGATTTGATGTGAATGGTATTACTGAAAAAGATAGACATGATATGAATGTAATTGAACTATACGAAACGATTAGTGATGAATTATTATCTCGTATTGATATGTTCGAAAAAATGAAGGTTGGTGTGTAAAATGGCAAGAACTCCTGGTTTGTTAGGTAGAAAGAAAAGTAACTTTGAACCTACTGAACCTTATGTACCAGAGCAAGGACAAGCTGTAGTGGAAAATAATGAAGTTCCATCTGCTCCTTCTCAACCTAAGACAGAAGAAAAGCAAGTAGCTCAAAAAGAAAAAAGAAACGAAAAAACTGAATCAAAAAAGAAATTTAAAAATCAGCAAGGCAGCATTAAAATTTCTAATCAATCAAAAGAAGAACTTGAAGTATTAATGAAACTTACAAACACAAAATTCACGTATGAGATCATCGATTTACTTATAGATCGTTATGTAGAAAATGAGCTAACGCCTGAACAGAAAAGGAAATTCAAGCTGTTAACAGAGATTTAAAAATATAGAAATATCCCTATTTGGAAATAGGGATATTTCTATATTTCCACTTTTCTCTCTACACAAGATACGCAAATTAGTTTTAATAGTTTGGGATAATATATACTAAATAGGAGTGGTCAATTTGGATAAAAAATACTTAGTGACTGTGACACCTGTTCAAGATAATCCTGCGACAAAGAAAAAGAATTCATTGTCAGCAGCAGACAGGAAAAATATAAAAGTATCGCCTGAAACACTCAATAAAATAAAAACCATTTGCACAATGAAAGATATGAAAAATTATGAGCTTATTGATGAAATATTAGATTACTACATTGCTAGTAAATTGAATGAACATGAGCAGAACATCCTAAATGACATAATTTCCGACAAAAAGTAAGCTCTACTTTTTGTAGGTCTTCCCGTTTTTGCGTTTTGAGGACGCTATAAAATTCTTAAGTTGATGGGCATGGGGTACCACCAACATTTTGGAAAAAACCACGCTACGAGCATGCAAGATTTCATACAGTTTTTCGGCTAATCCAGTAATAAACAAGAACCCTAAAACCGCGTCAGGATAGGAATGTATAAAAAAATGTATAGGTTCATAGAACAGAAAAAGGAGGTTCCCTTGTGAGATTAGGGTTCCTCCTTTTTTCTTGCTACCGATAATAGGACGTTATGTTAACTTGATGTGAATGGAGCATACATAAGTTGAATTGTGTTTCTTCTTTACAAATAAGTTATATTAATAAATAGAGCAATATATCTTGGGGGTACATATGGAAAAAATGATCGGTAATGTCAGAATAAGAGAAGACTCAGAAGGGATAGAGGTTTTAGTATCACATAAATATTTGAGTGAATGTATTGAGTATATAAACCAACATCGGATTACTCAGATAGCTATAATAGACTGGTATTATAAAAGTGAAGACGTGAATTTTTTAAGTGAATGTCCTACCGTTGAAGAAATATCCTTAGATAGCACTTATTTAAAAGATATATCGGGTTTATATCATATAAAAAATTTAAAAGCCCTTAGTTTAACTGATTCAACTGTTATAGATGGAAAAAATGAAATTGATCTAAGAGCATTTTCTAATTTAGAACGGCTGTTTCTAAATTGGAGCAAGAGGATAAAAGGACTTGGTCATCTCAAAAATCTAAAATTATTATGGATGTGGAAATATGCCCCAAAGGAAAGAAATCTACAAGAGTTGAGTAACTTAAAACAGCTCGAAGAATTAGTTCTTACCCAATGTAGAATAAGTTCTCTCGCAGGTATAGGAAAGTTAAAAAAATTAAAGAAATTAGAATTGAATTATTTACGAACATTAAATGATTTAGGGAATTTAGAAGGCTTAAATCATTCTTTACAAAGATTAGAAATTGAAGCGTGTAAAAATATTGAAAACTTATATAGAATTGAGGATTTAAAGGCACTAGAGTTTTTTATTCTTTGGAATTGTGCTGATATACCTTCCATTGGTTTTATTAAGGAATTGCACCAATTAAAGCATTTTGCTTTTGGTGGTACCAATATTTTGGATGGGGATCTCAGTCCATGCATAGGAATTGATTCTATTCACTTTACAGAGAAGAAACATTACTCGCACAAAAGAAAAGATTTCATAAATAATTAATAACTGTAACTTCCGATATCGATCATTATGTAAATAAGCTGTCCATATGGACAGCTTATTGTATTTTTTGCTTAGCATGAGGTTTTTCCAAAATGCTGACGGTACCCCATGCCCATCAAGCTAAGATTATATAAGTTTAATTTCACGTGAGATTTTTTCTTTTTTCTAAAGGTCCGGTGTAAGTTCTTTAAAGATTCGCATACCAAATAAACCCTATCGGGTTTCAATTTTTTGAATTACGCTACATCATTGTGAGACATAGAAAAGTTGTATACAACACCTAAGATATCAAAGACTGTTTTCTTCTCATACCTATGGGATTTTCTTCCGTTTTTCTGTAAAAGATTGAACAGACGAAATAATATCTTTGTTAATTCCTGGGTATCTTTTTGTAATCCTTCATAAAACAATAGATAATAATTCTTTATTATATAGATGGATTTGAATTCACTTAACTCTTTCTTTTTCTTATCTAAGAGTAACCGACGCATTTTGAACATCGTCGATGAACAGAGTAAAATACTAATGAGTTGCCCATATAAATGGCATTCTAAGCGTTCTTTCTTAATTTCTTTGCACCTGTCAATTTTAAAAAAAGATTTCCATGTTTTGAACAAAATTTCAATTTGCCAGCGTAATGAATACAAGTCATGGATGTGTTCCGTTGGAACATTTTCTGTAGAAAGATTCGTAATATACACGTTGATCCCACTCAACCGTTTACTTCAAGTTTATTTTATATTTTCAAAGGTTTTTAATAAACATATGACATTTCCTAATAGAATTTCTTTAAGTTTCCTCTTCATTTCAAAATTTTACAAAAAAACCCTATACTTCACTCCCCTAAATATTGAATTCTTATATTTGTTCTATATATTTTTAAATTATAAAAATATATAGAAAATTAACTATTGAAAGATAAAGTTAAAAATGGTATTATTTACATAAAGGCAGGTGAGTAGTTCACATGAATAAAATCGATATTGAAAGAATTGATCAAAGATCAGGTTTTTTGGATTGGATTTGGGGAGGTACTATTGGAGGAACATAAGATTTAAAAAAGGTGCTTTAATTCTTAAAGCACCTTTTTTAAATCTTATATATTGAGGTGTTTTTTATCATGTTTTATAAAATAAAAGATATACATCCTGTCACTTATATAAGTGATACAGAAATTATTATTGGTAAAGATCGAAATTTTATGAGTGTATTGAAAGATAGCGATGGTTTTCTTAAAGAACTTCTTAATTTATTAGATGGAAATAAGAGCGTGACAGAAATTTTTAAAATATTACACTCTAAATTCCCTTCATTAACCAAACAAGATGTATGGGATACTATCAAAGAATTAAATAATTACGGTCATGTAGAACAGTGCTTACCTAATCCTAATATAGATAATAATCGACATTTAACAAATCTTCATTTCTTTTCAAATTTTTCTTCTATGCATAATTCAGCAGAGAATATTTTAAAGGAATTACAGGAATTAAAAATTGGTATTATTGGTCTTGGGGGATTGGGAAGTAATTTATTGTTACAATTGGCAGGATTAGGCGTAAATACTATTTATATAGTAGACCCTGATAAGATTGAATACAAGAATTTGAATAGGCAATTTTTATATAAATTATCTGATATAGGTGAATATAAAGTGCAATCAGCTATAAATAATATCAAAGCTTTCAATGATGAGATTTCTATAACAGGTTTCACAAAACGCATAAATGGTGTAGAAGATTTATTAGAGGTATTTCCTGAGGACATTGATATTTTAATTTGTGCAGCAGATCAGCCCCCTATATATATTCAATTATGGTCTAATTTATTTTCACAGATAAGGAATATTCCCCTTATAACAGGTGGATTAGGGTGTGTGACAGGTCAAATTTTGACCAGCATTCCTAATCAGACACCTTGTTTAGAATGTTTTTATCACGATTTATTAGGAAACAATCCCTTGAAGAAAGAAAAATTATTAGAGTTAGAATCCAAAACAATTACTACTGCCATAGGTCCATACATTAGTTTAATAGCCAATCTTATTTGCACTGAAATTATTAATTATTCTTTAAAACACCCTTTGGCATCTAGTGGAAAAAAATTATCAATTAACTATTTAACATTGGAAATTACCCATGAAAAAGAATGGCTTCCAAATATAAATTGTATTTGTAAAACTAAAAAATTCGGCTCTAATAAAATATTACTTGAGCGATTCTAAAAAAGATACTATTAGATGTGTTTTTTGGGATTGCTAACCGGTTCCTTAACATACAGGGAATTGATTAAATTGTGTCTATTTTGTATCTAAATGTACAATTTTCCCGAAATGATATGGTGACCCCACCAATGAAGATCTCGAAGATTTTAAAAAAGGCATAATCAAGTTCTCCACTTTTAAAATAAATGAGTTTCAATGGGTTTCAGGTGAGGATATAGACAATGTAACTCATTTCTTATCCATGAGATTCTTCTTACATGATAAAAGAGGAATTGTAGGCATTGAGGTAGTAGCTGACAATAAGCAATCAAAGCCTTATTGGATGCGTTCAAATTTATTTATCCTTACGGAACTTAGTCAAATTGATGATTTTATAAAAAAAATAGAGCAGTTAATTAGCGAGAAAATTACTGAGTTAGAAAGCATAATTCCAGTCTGATAGTGATAATTTTTCGTAGATGAATTACATATATCAACTTCTGATAACGATAATTATGTAAATAAGCTGTCCATATGGGCAGCTTATTCTATGTTTTTACTTAGCGTGGGGGTTTTCCGAAATGCTAGCAGTACCCCAATAATAAATACACCTTTCGCAAAAGTAGAAAAGTAGAAATATATACTTTTCTACTTTTCTACTTTTCTACTTTTCTACTTTTCTACTTTTCTACTTTTGCGTAGTTTATTTAAAAATCAATAATCAAAACTTCCACCACGGCTTTCTCTCCTCCTTCGCAACAACGATTTTTCACGATATGTTTATGAGTTAGTACCAAGAAAGTGTTGATTTGTCCGCTGAGACATAACCCGTTTATTGTTTGGTAATATTTTGTAGGATATACTAAGTGTAGAAATAAACAATGGATATTCTGTAAAGGGGAGTGGTTACTTTATGTTAAGAGAATGGATTGATAAAGTAAAAGAACCTAAATGTATACACAAATATAACTTTATTAAGGCTCAAGATAGTGAAGATTTTAAAAGAGGGAAAATGGGCATATTTAGTTATTATAAATGCGAAAAGTGCGGAAAAGAAAAGAGTGAATATAAAAATAACAGTGATATAAATAATGACTTTTGGGATATATAAAATACATAAATAAAAACAAGTAGAAAGGTATGCATTTTCCCTCTCTACTTGTTCATAATTTGTGTAAATATATTCACCAGAACTTCCACCACGGTTTCTTCTCTTTCGCCGCAGCAACCTCATCACGAAATTCCTGCATTAATCTCTTGGTTTCCTGCATCTCACGTAGTGTCTTCATAAGGGTTTCGTCTCGAGCTTCCAATCGTTTTTCCACTCGTTCATTGTGCGCTTCTACACTCGCTTTGATTTCCTCGTTACTTTGTTTGGCCTGCTCACTTAATCGCTTCTCCATTGCTAACATACTCTGATTCATTTCTTGCGCCATAACGCTGTACTGTTCCTGTAGTTGCTGTTTAATATGGAATGGCACTAAGTCCGTTTCCTCAGACTCTTCTTGAATCAGATCCGGATTAACTTTCTCTATTTGCTGTGCAATCATCTTCGCTGCCTTTTCTAGCGTCATACCGTCATGCTTACTCAGTTCAATTAATTTTTCAATCACCATAATGTCATTGTCTGTGTACTGGCGTCTGCCGCGATTATCTTTCTTTACTGCGAATCCCTCACGTGACAATACTTCCATGTACTTTCTAAGGGTGCTATCACTTATTCCTAGTCGTTTATATACTTCACTAGCAGAATAAACAATTTCGTCCGTCATAACGTCACAACACCTCCTAGTGAGAGTATTCCATGGTGGTTAAGAAATTCCTGCAAATAAAAAAGCCATGTATACACATGACTTTCGTAGCATAATCACTTCTATATTCAATAGAAATTAAAGTGAATTATGTTTCTTTACTTTTAAAGGAATAGATATCACATATAAATCTATAGCATAAGTAATAATCAAAATCCCTTTTCCTTCATCAGCAAATTTTGCTTGCAGAAATTTTTCTGAAACCTTCCTTTTTCCCCATCTCTTTGGAAACCATCCAAATCCTAAGAACATAAAATTAGTCTGCCCTTTCACTAAAATTCCGATAACTTATTTCTTAATTCTAACTCTTCAACTGTTTCAAACCCCTTAAAAAATAAGCTTGCTATCTGATTATGATTAAAAAATACATTGTATTCTTTAGATAAATTACCATGTGGATAAGGACAAGATACATAATCCCACATTTTGTCTTCATTTGCTTGTTGTTGCTTTCTACCATAAACCATAAGAGGTTGATTAATACCCTCAACAAGAACTACAGAACCAATTGGTAATAAATCTTCTCCAATTAATAAATTTGGTACATATGTATTTTCCATAATTAAAAACCCCTTCTAATAAATTATAAAATTAATACTTCTTTGAAGAATAAGATTTCTTAAAAAAAAATGAAACAATCTTATAAAATATGAAAATAAATAATGGCATTACTACACAAAATACCACTGATAAAATCATTTTTTCTTTCAATGTAGCATCTGCTCCAAACCATATAGCCAATAGACTAGCAGGAACAGCAATAGCACAAAAAATCGTTAAAATCTTCCTAAATACATCTAAAGAAAGCATCTTATCCCCCCTATAAAAAACAAACTATTTAGTCTTTTTCAACTCCAAATTTTACACCTAATCCTATTCCAAAACCAACATCAAGCTCGTTCATTAATCCCAGTTTGGCTTCCCCGCCTATACTACCATAAGCTGCCTCTCCACCAACCACTATCTTCCAATCATCAATAAAAGGAATAGGAATTTTAACTTCAGCTTCCCCTTTAATTAAATCTGCTTTAGCTCCAATGCCAACATGACCATCTTTAGCCTCAACACCAGCTTCAGCATTCCCAACTTTCACATGGACTTTTCCATCTTCATGATCTACTCCAAAATCATTAAAAGTTACTCCAGCTTTAGCTTCTCCACCTATTCCTCCGCCAAATTGCGCCTTAACCTCACCTCTAAGAAGTTGTTCATGTATAGTAAAATCTCCAACCTTAAATCCAGCATCTATAACTGCCCCTTTAGCCTCTCCACCTATCTTATCATATCCATTTACATCATCAAAAAAAGTCTTTGCATTCTTAGGGAGTGTTATATCTGTATTATAATTTAAAACTTGAGCAAAAGGACTATTATCTTTTATTGAATCGCCAATCACTGCGCCTGCATCTTTAAATATATAATGATTATCTGCCTGTTCAAATTTTTCTGCTATGCGTTCCAATTCACTTTCAATATGGTTCAAACATTGAACATACTCTTCATAAGACTTATTAAATCGAGGCAAATCATTATAAAAAGTTAAACTAGAAGCTCCTATCCATCTCATTTGAAGATTAAACACTTCTGAAAGAATTCTATTATGACGATCGGTTGCTTCAGCACTAGCATATTTAAAAGTTTTTGCTCTATTTCTTAATTCCTCTGGAGTAACTTTAATATCTCCCACTTATACCCCCCTTATTTCTATTGTTTCTAATATAATATTAGAGTTACACATTCATATAATTACTGTTTTTTCCAAAAAAATCAAGTAAAAATTATATTATTTAGAATATTGAATCACTCTATGTCTCATGACGGTTAAGAAATTTCTGCAAAGAAAAAGCCCTACATTTGTAGGACTAAATAGCTTTCGCAATCTCAACAAGTAATCTCATAAACAATGGAATCATTTGCACCACTATATAACCAATTCCTGCACGACTTATTAGCGAGAATCCCCGTTCCTGGCTACCAACCATAATGAACAGCCCACCGCATAACGCTACAACGGATGCAATTCCCACTAATAAAACTCTCCTTATTATGCTTTTACAGCAAGGCTCTCCATAAAATTGCTAATTGAAGAAGCTTGAAAGATTCGTAAATTAGAAGAATTAATATCGTACTGTTTATCAGTAATAATGAGGATTGATGGGAAGTATTTAGATCCTTTCGGCTGCCATGACTCGTTATGCCATTCCTGACTGTGGAAGTATAATTCATACCTGTTGATTTTATCTTGCATAACCTTCTTGCTGTAAACTGACTTCTGCACTTCAATAAAGAATGGAGATCTGCGCCATATTGTAAATGCATCAGGTTCCATATAATCTTTCCCGTACTTTGGTTCCACTTTAAATAGTTTCGGCCTTTCATAATGGATAAGCTGTTTATATATATCCACAATACCGAGGAAGTGGGGAATCTTTTGGCTAGTTTTTCGAAGTGTGCTAGGTTGAGGGAAATATATAAATGGCTGCTGTGAGATATTGGCATCCACATGACCGTCTCTCCTTAATCGTTTCATCACCGTGTTACAGCAAGTAACCGCGTTTTTTACTCCATGAAAATGCAAATCTATAATGTCATTGCGTGACATACATCTAAACCGTTTCAAATCGCTCAGTATCGCTTTATCTCTATTCTTCATAATCTAACACCCCGAATAATTGGTTCTTTTCTTGTGGAGGATTCTGAAGCTTTGTATCCTCTTTGGGAATCCGATAAGGTTCAACGATTTGTTTCGCTTTGCTTAATTCTAAATAAGGAGCTTGCACTTTCTTTAATCCATTTAATTTCAATATCATTTGGCCCGATTGCTCCAAGTGTTCTGAACCAGGTGTACCCATGATATTACTGTTAATCGTACTATCGCATTTAAAGCCCATTCTAACGGTCATATTCAGCTTTAACTTACCATCTAATACTTTTGCGTCAGGACGTTGCATAGAAAGCATAAGGAAGACTCCAAGTGCCCTGCCAACTGCCGATATCTTTTCAATTGTAGACATACATTCCTTTTCGTCTTGCAACATGGCCACTTCATCACTTGCTAATAAAATGTATGGTTTCTGATTATCAGGATTCAATTTGTTATATTCATCAATATGATCCACTTCATACTCTTCCATCAATTTTCTACGTTCGCGTATTTCCTTCCACACTTTCTGCAACATAATCTTCATTTCGATTTCTTCCATGCAAACCTCTTTTACGTGTTTTACTCTCCTCAAGAAATGAAATTCAGAGTTTTTTAAGTCACCCAGGTACAAATGTAATTTATCAGGAGACATGCTTTGAATCAGTGTGGACAGGACAACGCGTACCATACTACTTTTACCACTTCCTGTTTCTCCTGCAATGAGTAAATGCGGTGCATTCGCTTCAACCATGTCATATACAATCATGTTTCCGAATTGGTCACGACCTACCACAACAGGTAGACGATGCTGTTTTAGTAACGGCTGCCATTTCTTATAACTGTAATTGTATGGTTTTAGCCCTGCATCAGAATGAAACACATTAAGTACAAACTTTTTGATATCCCCTTCAATTGCTACATTCCGTCCTAGTATTTGTTGAAAGCAAAACCATTTCTTTTCAATTGTCTTCGGATCTAGACCGTTCGGAATGGTAAATATATATCTAACGCTCTCTTTTGTGGCGGAAATGTTGTGTATCTTTGGATAAATTGGCACTTTCCCACCCCGTGTTTGATGGTCCACAAATAACCCTGCTTTTCCGAATACTTCTATAAGTTGGTTCTTTAAATTTTGTTTATGAATCCATTCTTTGATGATCCCCATTTCACATCCTCCTAGAACATGATTAAGATTTTGATAAATACATAACCGATGAAACAAACTCCGCCTATCCTCATTCCGTGATACATTCCCTCACTTAAAAGTTTAGCTGCCGCAACGTGTTCATTCTTTACAAGATGTTTCTCTAATATTGCTCCACCAATTGTTGTTGCTCCTAAAACTCCTAAAGAAATAAATGTAGTTAACATATAAAACTCCCCTTTATAAACAGAATTTAGAATCCTTATGACACGTAGGTTTATCGCCCTCATACCTTGATAGTGTTACTTTGATAGCTAACTTGATAGCTACTTTGATAGTACAAATACTAGTTACCTTGATAGTAATTAAGCTATTTACTTTGGTAGCCACTTTGATAATAAGTTTGATAACTACTTTGGTAGCGACCTTGATAAAGCATATGGGGTACAGCTTGGACAATATGTAAAAAACTTTTTCGGTCTACGCGAATATTTTTTTACGTTTTCGACGAGAATGTTGAAAATAAGTTCGGGAGGGATAAACGTGTTTTGGAAGTTCGGAGGAAAGAAACGTACAAAATTAGGTGATTTTTTGGATCGGAACGGATTTAATCAACATGATTTAGAAAAGACCGCTAAGTTAAGCCGACCTACTGTTTCGAAAGCGTGTAATGATAAAGAGTACATACCTAGTCCAACTGTTATGAAAAAAATATTGAGAGCCATTCGTCATGTAAAACCAAATGCAAAAGCTGATGATTTTTGGGATATGTAAAACAATAGTGTAATTTTACAAAAGGAGCTGTTTATATGGGTATGGAGCGAAAGTCCGTTGAATATTTCATAGAAGTAATGAATGAACGCATTCAATTCTTAACGGATAGCATTAATGATTTCGAAAAGGAAATAAAATCTGCTGATGGATATGCAAAAGGTCATTTTAAAGGATATAATGCAGCTCGCCGAAGCGAAATTGAATTTATCCAACGACGAATAGAATTTTTAAATAAGGAATTAGAGGCAAAAAACAACGCAGAAAAAGCAGTTTAAAAAGAACGTACGTTCGTGTATACTAAACTTAAATTACACGAATCGGGGGATCATCATGGAAAGTCAGAGTTGGGGAACACCTAAATTACGCGGGAGGGGCATGGTGAAGTGGCGGCCATTTGCCAGTATGCCAGAGCAATACGAAGTAATACGAGAAATAATTAGCGATTTGAATAAAGTGCCGAAACCAATTGTTACTGAAGATATGAAAGAGCAGCTGCAAATCGGTCTTGTGCAATCGCTACAAAACAAAGAAGAAATACATATCTCATACTATCGTGACGGAATGGTGCAAGACATGTACATAAATGTATTACATATCGAACCAATGCTAAAAACTTTGTATTGTACAGATGCTTTCGGTTTAAATACAGAGTTTAAATTTGATGAACTAGTGAGTATAAACTGACTGAATACGGTCAGTTTTTTCGCGTGAATAGATTATAATTGGTTTAGTATATATAAGTTACGGGGATGCACTAAAGGGGGAGTAGTTTTGGATAAAAAGCAAGGGGATAAAGACGATGATCTTAGTATGTTTTTGGGAGCGGGTTGTTTTATTGTAATACTTTTAGTAATCGGATTAGGGATATTTGGATTCATAGGTGCTCTTATAGAAGGAAGCGACAATGAGGAATACAACAACAATCCTTACACTGAGGACTTTGATGGAGATGGGATTGGTGGAGATAAGGATGACCATGACTATTATCATAAAAATGTAAAATAAGCCGCCCGATAGGACGGCTCTTGTTTTTATTTTTCGAATTTCAAATATCCACCTGAAACCCATTGGTCGCCACCAACATTATACCAACCATCTTTACATCCCCACGCTTGATATTTTTCACCTTGGTACACATTTTTCACAATTTCATAATTAGTTCCTGGACCAGTGCGGACGCGTAACACATCAGCTGTAATAGTCACGACACCAACGCCAGAACCTTCGAAGGTTTCGAAGGTTCTGGCGCATTCCCTCCAGTGTAATTGATATATGATGGATCGTTATAAACCCATTGCTCACCGCCGAGGTTTAACCAGCCATTCGATTCCCCAAACACTTGATATGGTTCGCCTTTACCTAATTGGCGAATAACTCCGTATCCAGTACCAGGTCCTTTACGAAGGTTAACATTATTACCTTCGATATATGCAATACCTGCCCCACTAGATGAAGGTGGAGTAGGCGTTGGGGCTACGTTATTACTATCACCGTTATATGCATTTTGGACTCTTTCGATAAAGCTATTCCAACGTCCTTCTGCTAACATACGATGCGGACAGTACTTTCCACTCCATGATTGGTGTGTGCGAACTTTACTAATTGGAATATTGTACTGTTTCATGAGTTGAGCTACAACGATAGCGGCATTGTCTTCCGCTTTATAGTATCTATCTCCACCGCTTAAAGAGTAGCAAATTTCAACTCCAATAGATTTCCGATTACCATTCCCGTTACCGTCGCCAGCATGCCAAGCGTTACGCTCTAAAGGGATTCCTTGTACTGCTTCTCTATCATCTACTGCAATATGAAATGATACTTGGTTATCATTGCGAATCATATAAGATACTTCATTTTCTGCTGTAGCATCGTTGTAAGTATTGTGGACTGTGATAAATTCTGGATTCATTGTATACGGACACTTTGTACCATATTTACTTGGATCAACTAATTTTTTTCTGATTTCCATTATTGAACATCTCCCTTTTTCTCTTCTTGTTTTTGTTTACCACCTAAAATTTCAACTGCATTTGTCAAAGCTTGTGGCAACGGAATACCCATGCGACCAGCATTTTCTAAAAGTGAAAGCAATTCATTACCCATGAAGAAGAAAATTGTTGCTTCACGAATAGCGCTATTGCTTCCTAACGCTGCATCTAATTGAGCTGCCGCTCCAACTAAAAGAAAAAGCACCACCTTTTTGGCGATGCCTTTGAAGCCAACTTTACTTTTTAGCTCTCCGTTATATCCTGCTGCGACTACTCCTGTGATATAGTCGATAGCTGCCATGATTACTAGAACTTTCAATGTTGCATCCCATCCTCCCAAGAAATACCCACAGAAGCCACCAAAAGTGGCAATAAAGGTTTTTAATAATACATCAATACGATCCATCTTTTTCTCTCCTTTTTTAGATAATAAAAAAAGACCAGCTTATGGCTGCTCTGATTTCTCGTCTATTAATTTTTGTACTAATTCTGTTAATGTGGACACATCGTTTGTTAGTTTCGTAACTTGCTCTTTTAGTTGTTTATTCTCACCTTTAACAGTAGTTAACTCTTCGTTAAATTGATGATACTGCTGTTGGAAAGCTGCAATAAAGATTGAAACAGTATTATATAAATTAATAGCCCGTTTCTCTTTATCTGTAAATATATCTTCCGTATCATCTGCAATCATACCAAAATACGTTTCAATTTCTTTTGTTGTATATGGTTCTGTTTGTTCTTCCGGTTTGTTCGCACGCATTTGATACAGATCATACATGTCGTCCTTGAAGTTGTACTGTTTGATAGCTAAACTCATGATTTTATCAAGAGCGGAGAAAGGAATATCTTTTATATTTTCTTTCATATTCCTAGCTGATGTAGGATTAAATGCTTTCGCCCACATTTGACCATTAGCATTTACATTTTCTTGCGCTCGTAGCGTTCTTAATTCTATATCTTTCCATCCTTGGCCCATCATATCTTTAATCTGTAATCCGTTGTTATAACCTTGTACAAAACTTGATCTTATCATTGCATTACCCATGATTAAATCATGATCGGTGGCGCCGTTTATGAAATGTATTTTATAGTCACTGCCTTTTCTTTTGAAAGTAAACTGTCCCTTGTTATTGTTAAAAATATGCGGTTCAGTTGTAGTTACAGAGAAGTAACCATATCCTGGAGCCCATCCTTCAGATTCAAAAATAATATCATTCAAGTTTTGAAAACGAAATTGTCCATCTGAATATACGCTTAGATGTCCACCGTCATTCTGCATTTGAATATAATTTGACCAAATATTAGTTCCTTCTGCATTTTCTCCTTTAGAAACCCCAAATTTTGCATACGCTTTAGAAGGTTGATCGACTCCATTAATTCGCGGCATGACTTGATAAATATAAAATGATCCTGTACCAGCGTATTTTCTATTATCAGAACCAAGGACTAATGAAGGTTGAATACTCCCATCATTTGTCTCCATAAATCCTATATAACCACGTGGCTTATCTAAATCGAAAATCTTCATGTCTTGTTTATTTATTTCAACAAATCTATTTCCACTCGTTTTAAGTGTTACCCCTTCTAAAACTTTTCCTTTGATATGATTTGCTGTAATAAAACCTACTAAGTTAATTCTGTTTGCATTCAAAGTAATGTTTTCTTTACTCATATTGAAAGCTGCGATTACATCATTTTCTTTTACAGATATACTAACGCCCTTTTCAGTTAACTGGAGACGGGTTTCCATATCTCTTACGTAAGATGATGTGGCAAATTGCCCATTTGCTTGATCTTTTGTATATACCTCTGTCTTTTTGGCTGAAGCATTGATTCCCTGTTCATTGATAGTAAAGCGGTTATCAATCAAAGTCATTTTTTGATTAAATTGCTCAGTTGCAAGTTTGTTAGCTAATTCGCCCAACAAATCTTGTTTATTTTTATCAACGATTTGCTTCAACTCAGGTATCTTAAATCCAGCAACATAATTCTCTACTTGTTTAAGCTCAACTTTCGCTCCAATTGCTGTTGCCTGTTGTTCGAGTTTTGAATTTGCTTCAGTAAGCTTTTTTCCTTGATCTGATACTACGTTATTTAAATTGCTCACTGTGGAAGATAACCCCGTTGTTGTTTGCTCTACTGTAGTCATACGCTTTTCGAATCCAGCCTGGCTATTTTGAACACTGGTTACAGTGTTTTTTACGACATCCACACTTTTTTCAATCTCAGTTGTTTTCTTGGTAAATTCATCTGTTGTTACCTGCTCTTCAGGCGGTGCCGTCCAATCCTGCGGCTTATTCCCTTTATACAAGGCAACCCATTCCACAATAGATTTCGTAGTACTACTCGGATAGTTATATAAGCTTAACTTTCGTTCATTTCCACTTGTAGCCACAACAGCTTTAAAGGTTAGATAAGTTATTCCATTAGCGTAAACACTTGTTGCATATCCAACATTGCTAGCCCCACCATTCTGCCAAATTCCAAATTTCTGCCCTTGTGGGACACTTCCTTTAATTACAAAGGTATATTCCTCACCCGCAAAGAAATTTTCAGTTAGAGAATATTGATTGATTAGATAGTCTGTTTTTTCATATTTAACATTTGATTTTAATAAAAGGTTACGTCCACCAGTTTTATCACTATTAACCTTTGTTTCTACATTCGTTAACTTCTCACTGATTTTCCCAGCTTTTTCTTCTATTTCAGTAGTTGTTTTCTTTAGTTCACTTGTTGTTTGTTGCACATCAGAAATAGCCCTTTTTGTACCTTCCGCATTTGATTCGACAGTATTTAATTTATTACTAATTTCAGTATCTTTTTTCGTTAATGATTCAATAGAAGTTTTAAATCCATTAGAATCCTGTTCAAACTTAGTTACTTTCTTATCAATTTCACCTTGTTTATTTTCAATATTAGAAATTGTACGGTTGACACCTTGTAAACTTTTCTTTATTTCGTTGAATTGTCCCGTCGCCTGATTTTGTGTCTCTTGAACCTTTTGATTTAATTCTGTTTTTGTTGATTCAATATCTTTATTAACCTGCTCAAGTGTTTCTTTCTTAACTGATTCAACATCTGGTACAACCGATTCCCAAGCTATACCTGTCCATATTTTTAAAATACCAGGCTTTCCATTACTAATATCAAGCCAAAGTGTTTTATTAGGCTTAAGTCCTGTTGTCGGTGGATTCTTAGCTTCAATGATGTCTACCGTGTTATTTTTAAGATTCTCTTGCACTTTTTCAGCCAGTGTTTTCGCTGCTTCGGATTCTTTCTTAGCATTACTAGCTGTTTCATTTGCATCTTTTACTAATTTATCTAACTGATCTATTAGCTCTTGTTTATTGCCTAATGCCCCTAAGATTCGATTGTAAATTTTTCGTAGTTCTTCGTTTGGATCAGTAATTTCGCGATAATCACCAAACACATATTTATCTTGTGTAGGGTCCGTAAAAGATTCATCACCAGCAATTACACGTGCTTCAAGGTATAACTTAGGTGTGAATCCTGTATCTTTGATTCGGATCGTATCGCCCTCGTTAATTAGTTCATGTGCTAGTCCGAAAATACGTCCAATCGATTGTGCTTCTACTACATAAGAAACGGAAGTATTGACTCGTTTCCTTAATTCTGTTTTCATGAGAGTCATAAGCCGCTCTGGAGTCATATCTTGGTCTGATGTTTCTGGTGTATAGAAACCAAATTTATGTTTCCCGTGCTGATTCCATCGCTGAAATGCGTCATTATCGACGATGTAAGGTAGTCCTTTATTTATGCTCTCCACCGTGATAAGTTTGTCACCTTCACCTCGTACAAAACCGACAAGTGCTGTGCAAACATCTCTAGAATGTTCAATTCTTCTAACCTCAACTAAATCTTTTCCTAGAGTTACTTCCTTGCCAGTTTCTCGACCTCGCTTCTTTATCATATCTACGTACCAGCCAGTAATCTTGGAACCCATTATTTCGACGCGATATCGGATTTCTAACTCAAACAAAGAAGCAATTTTCTTTAAAAAAGTGAGAGGATCGATAAATTCATCGATAGTCATACTGTGGAATGAAGAATAATCCGTTATTCCACGTTGCCATTTTGAATCGGCAAGAGCGATATCAATAAACGTATTAACTGTTTCGCTCTCTATACGTTGAGGTTTAATAATCCCATCTTTCGCTATTTGAACCCAGGCACCAGACGAGTGTACAGTTAATGATCTATCATTTGAATCTTTTTCTACTTCATTGTTAATAACATACGGAACAATTCGACCATCTCGTACTTCCTTTAAAACCAAGTTCTGTTGCTGTAATGTAACTGCATGTGGAGTGCCGTCAAAAGTTTTGAATTCTAACATATCAATGTTATTTTTGATTTCCCAATGACGGTTATCAGCCCAGTAGTCCTTTGGTTGAATAGCTGCTATAATTTGATCTGTTTTAAAATCAACAACATGAAGTATTCCGCTTGGAGTTCTCATCTAAATCGCTCCCTATATGTTACCTTTGCTATCCCTATGTTAGATGGCATAATTTCAAGTTTATTCTGGTCCTTAGTTATTTTAGGATAATCACTAAATAAGTCCTTCAGATTAATTGCACTTGTACCATTAATACTAATTAGACTTTTAGCTGTATCGATTTGCACTTTATCTCCTTTCTCAACAATATAAGGAGGATTATTACTTGTATTTTGGTTAACTTTCCAAATCTTAATATCATCAACTGTCATGAGTACAGCCGGATTATTGTTCCACCATTGACAGATAGAAATTTGCACCTGTGCAACTTTATTCATCAAAATCCCATCTTTGTCTACCCAATGAGCTTTTGCTCCAGCATCATCAATCTCAGTTCCATCAGCAAATTTTGCAATATAAAACTCCCATTCATTTCCAATGCGATGCACACATAACTTTCCATAAAAATTATTCCACGTCCAAGGATGCATACCGCGTGTATAGAGCATTACTTGTTCTGCTTGATGCCCTGGATAAGCAATCTTGGCAACGCCAAATGTTTCTTCAGCCTCCCAAAATACATCGCTTAGTGACAGTCGGACTACAGGTTTACTATTCTCATCAAGTAGGGCCACTTCTACTTGTCCCATTTGTACATAACTACTACAATTGAATCTAGCATAAGCATCCATTATAAAATCTTGTAATGGTCCTCCAGGAATGCTCTTTTTAACAATCGCCCCATGATTCCCTTTGTAGTTCGTATCGCCATAATCTTCTACATAGAATTGATGTCCGTTAGATTTTAATGCACCTCCACCTTTAGTGTTTTCAAACTGCGATACACTTGTCCATCCTACTGTAGTAGACATTTGATCCCACATTACTCTTTGTTTTCTTTCTACAGGTAACTGATCAGCTTGAAGGGGATAACCAATTCTGAGGTATTCATCTTTATTCCAGACATCTAAAAATGTAGATGGATTCGCAACTTCAATTTCAATAATTGGCTCTGAATGAACCGTTCCTTTATTTTGAACATTTGCTATTAACCCACGTCCATCCATTTCAAATTCTACCGTTTTAGTAGGTCCTAACTTATATGGCATTTCACAAACAAAAGTAAGGACTCCTTCTCCTAAATTCACTAATTGCTGTGGGTCAAACGATTCATCAATAAGAGCCAAATACGTGCGATCTTTTTCATCATCAAAGATCAGTTCTTGAGGTTGGCCTGTAATAAGCCAATTAGCTATTTCTTCCTTTAACTTTTCTGCCTCTTCCATAGATTCATAAAATAATGAAACTGGTACAATTATTTTTCTCATTTTTGTTTGTGTTCTTATCAAACGCCCACCTGGATAGTGAGGGACTTCAAGGAATGTACGTTCCAAAGGAGCCCATGCAGGGCGTTTTTTACCCTGCAATGGGATTACATTTGGATTTCTTTTCCCGTTAAAACTAAAGAAACTGATTCCAGTCATATCATCACCTACCTAAAATACTTTCAATCTTTCTTTCTCGCTTTCTTGAAACTTGCTAACATCTGAGTAGATTTCCTTTGCTATTTCTATGCCGTTTAAATTAACTTGCAAAATAGTAGGGCCTTGTGATGCATATTGTTGCGCTCCAGCTTGTTGGGTTAATGGTAGCGACCCCATTATTCCGTTAGCAATTGCATCGAAGGTTTGTTTTCGCAGCGGTAAAACCGTTTCGTCATATCCTCGTGCATCCCCAACGCCGATTAATGTAGGGTTACCAGGTTTAATTAAAGCGCCGTTTGCAGCCCACTTAACACTGAAAGATGGTAAACCTTCACTTGCCCAATTAACAGGATTTAGTGATCCATTTACACTAATTTTCGGAACAGGAATGTGAATACCACTAAACATATTTGCTACGCCGTTTTTAATTTTATCAATCCATCCCATAATTCCACTCCAAGCTTCTTTAATAGGATTAATCAGTTTGTCTTTAATTTTCATAGCAGCTTCACCTATATCAATTGCCATACGAACTACAGAAGCGATTGGTTCCTTAATAAATGTCTTGAAATATCCAACAACAGTAGACCACATGCTACTAATCGTAGAGCCAAAAGAAGATGCAAGCCCTTTCACTGCACCAAAAATTTGTTTAACAAACGAAAATTGGATAAGCCCCCAGATTAATTGGATTGCACCACTGAAAATTTGTTTTATCCCTGTCCACATTCCGGAGAAATCACCAGTTAAAACAGATGCGAAAAACTTGATAATTCCCATAATGAGATTAACAGCACCCTGGATAATATCTTTTATAGCGTCCCATGCGCTTTTTACAATCATCATTACAGCTGGCATTACAAAAGCTATAATAGATTGAATGATTGAGAAGGCATTTTTTACAGCTTGTACAATTTGATCTCCGTTTTCTTTCCAAAACGAAGTGATTTGAGATATAATCCCATTTACAAACGACATTACATCTGTCAGTAAAGGCATTAAGTAAGGAGCTATTGTATTGAATACACCTTTAATAAAGTCCCAAGTAGCGCCAATTATTCCCATAATTACTGGTGCTTGCGCTACTATCAAGGCTTGTACATTTTCTATGAAACTACTCAATTGAGCGTGCACATCCTGAACGAACATAATAATATCTGCTTTTTGTTCAGGTGAAAAACCTAACTTATCTAAGAAATTACTAGCAGCTCCCCAATCACCAGATACGAGAGCTTTCATAGTTTCTACACCATATTGCACTGCGGCTGTAGTTTCTTGTATAAACTGAATTGCATTAGCCGAAAAACCTAGTTTAGTAAGGATGTCATACCCTTCAACTAGCGCATTCCTATCTCCAGTTGCAGCAATCCAGAATTGCTCGATAGCAGCGCCAACTTGTTGGATGATTCCAATTGCATCACGAAGTGGTTCGAATACTTTATTCATCGCTTCTTGACGTTGACGAGTTTGCTCAATACCCTGTTGGAGTTTCTGGTATTCAACTTCAGATTGGTCGAGGATTTTATTGGCTTCTTCTTGAGTCATGGTCCCTTCCTCGACCTTCATTTTTAACTCTTCTTTTTTCTGAGCTAACATACCATCGGCATTCATCATATCTTCAGCGTGCTTCTTAGATAAAGCAAGTTTTTCATTATACTCTTCTTGCGTTATCTTCCCTTTTTTGAGATTCATATCAAGAATGGCTTTAGATTGAGCTAACTGCTGATCAGTTTGTTGCATTAGCTTAGCTGCTTCAACAGCTCTACCAGATGGATCAAGCCAGTCAGTAAGAGATTTAACAGCACTATTTGTTCCGTTTGTCATTGCAACAAGTGCTGGTTCAACATGCGAGAAAACAACAAGCCCTAAATTTTCTAATTGTGATTTAACGCCATCAACTGCACCTGATAAGTTATTTGCCATTGTTTCAGCCATAACCTTTGCAGAGCCTTCAGCAGTTTCGAGGGTATTTACCATATCATCAAAGGCAGGTTTACCACCTTTAATAACTTGGATCCATCCTGCATACGCTTCTTCACCGAAGATTGCTTTTGCAGCAGCGATTTGTTGAGCGTCGGTTAACTTCCCAAACCCATCGTGTAATTGACCAATAATCTCATTCATTGGTTTTAAATTACCTTGTGAATCCTTTACAGTTACATTTAATGCTGATAACGATTTAGCAGCTTCTTTCGGCGGGGCAGCTAAACGAGATAATCCGGCACGTAATGCAGTACCAGCCATAGAAGCTTTGATACCGTTATTTGCAAATATCTGAGCAATTGCAGCTGTTTGTTCAATGTTTAAACCGAATGTAGCAGCTACAGGAGCTGCATATTTCATGGTCTCGCCGAGTTGTTCAACATTTAAGTTGGCAGTCGCTTGGGCTAACGCGAATACATCGGCTGCTCTTCCTGCTTCAGAAGCCTTCATTCCGAATGGGGTCATTGTATCCAATTTGTTATCGTATCAGCTCTTTATCTGATACTTCTGGGGTTTTCACCGCATTACGGGATGTCTTTTCATCCCCAGTTCAGACTATATCTTCACCCTCGACTTTACGTTAGGGTGTCGGGCGCTCTTGGATATTTCTGCATATAAAAAAGACCCCCTTTTGAGTGTCTTTTTTACTTAGCTTACTTTATCTAGTCGTTGCACCTTCCTAGTGTTTCCACACAGGCTTGGCTCATGATTGTCTTATTTACGGTAATTTAGCATCAAGTATCTTTTCAATATTTTCGAAGTGTTTATAATGTATCCGGATAAGTTTAATCTTCTTTTCCCTACAGTAAACGTTCTTCTTTTCATCTCTAACTTTCTGCAATTCGAACTGCTCGTTAGACCTAAACTTCTTATGAAAATGAAATTCTCCATCGTATTCAATCGCATGTGTTATGTTACCTTCCTCGTTAAAAATAACAAAATCAAATGGCAATGGTAGAGACAGTTTACAATCAGAGAATCTATATTGTTCATCAAATTTATATTTATGAGATTCTAGATAGTCCCTCACACGTTTTTCTCCCCTACTAAATTTACATTTTGGGCATCTCTTTCCATGAGATATAAAGTTTCCTGCGGTTACAAAATATTCATGACCACATTTGTTGTGCTTAATAGTGATAGGAGTTACATAGTTTCTATACTCTCCTATAATGGTGTAATCATTACCGACTAAGTCATATATTTCTTTCCTGACTTCCTCTGTAGTCTTGGCTCGTTTTCTAGATCGCTTGATTATAGAACATGATGGACATCTCTTTCCTTTTAGGAAGTTAGCAGGACTTACCTCATATACTTCCTCGCAATTCTTATGCTTTACCTTCAACTTTGTGTGGTAATTTACATAAACATCTAAAAAAATGTATTCATCACCCACTAATGATTTAACCTCTTCGGAGAATGTAGTCTTTCTTCGTTTGGTTTTTCTCCCTATATTTGCACATTCAGGACACCTACAACCACTTTTAAAATCATTAGGACGTACATCATAGATAAGTCCACATTTCTCATGTTTCATTTCCAGTTTAGTAGAGGAGTTAACGTAGTCACCTAATACGGTATATTCCCCATTAGTTTCCTCGTTAATAAAGTTGATGAAATTTATTGCATGCTTATTCATTTGATGCCGTCCCCTTTCATTGGTATGTATTAATTATACCGAAAAGGGAGTCATAGTATCAATTACCGATAAATTTAGATTTCCCATGAATTCACCCGATATTTTTAGAAGCTAGTTTCCTAACAACTGACCAATATTTTAGTCACGATATCAGAAGCCTTTGCAAGATCTAATGCACCAGCAGTTGCTAAATCAAGTAATGGCTTACTAGCAGCAATCATTTGGTTAGAGTCCCAACCTGCGAGGGCCATATATTCATAGGCTTCAGCTACGTTTGTAGCAGACCACCTGGTATCAGCACCAAGCTTACGAGCGTTAGCTCCAAGTTCGGCCATTTGTAATCCATTCGAACGTGAAAGAGCTTCTACCTTTGACATTTGTTTCGTGTACTCAGAACCCACATGAACTACACCAGCAATTGCAGCACCTACACCAACAGCAATGCCCACTAATCCCCCCAAAGCTATAGCAGCTCCACCAACGGATGAACCTAATCCTACTGCTGCTTGTCCAACCTGACCGAATCCGCGTCCTAAGATGCCAGTTGTTCTTTGTCCGCTTCTTTCAGCATTAGTCAATCCCCTTTGTAACTGATCATCCTTTAAGAAGATTGACCCAAACATTTTAAAGAGTTCCATCTATTCACCAGCCTTTCCGCGGATTTTCGCAACACAAGCAAACACTTCTTCTTTTGTGAGTTTCTGTTTCGGTGTTTGTTCAATTGAATTGTTATATTGATGCACCTGTTCTTGCGTAGGATTTTCACGCTTATGTTTAAATTGAGGAAATGTTTCATCGCAGTACGGTTGTAGCGCGCACCATTCCTCCCATAACATACGATTCATTTCTTTTTTCTTTGCGGTGAGATACAGATTAATAACTATCTCGGCCTCCAAGCCACGTATGTACTCCATGTTTGGATAACGAGAAGCTAACGTATCGATGAAGTCTATTTCATCAAGTTCACCGCATTGGAAAAAAGTTTAACCAATCCAACTTCTGAATCTTTGATTGCAGTAAACAGCTTAACTAACTCTTCTAGATTTAAAGTTCGTATTGTTTCCCAATCTGGAGATGTTTTTTTACCTTTTTCACCTTCATGGACTAAAAGTCCAGCTACAAATTCAAAGAATTCCTGTTCCGCTTCTTCTAATCCGAAAATAAACTTCATGATAATGTCGTAACCAAAAGTCTCTTGTGCAGCTAATACATCAGCTTGTGTTGCCCCTTCTTTATTTCGTACGCCCATCATTAAATCTTTAAGTAAATTAATATCAACCTTGAATTTCGATTTCTTCAAAATACGAACTACAGAAAATAAATCTCCACCATGAATTTGTCTCACTTTATATTCTTTTTCTTGAATTGCAATAGTCATATTTATTCCTCCTTAAAATAAAAAGAGCAGGGATTATCCCTACTCTTTAACCTGCTGGTATTAATTTAGCTGCTTCTGTTGCTGTTAAAATACGTTTTTTCCATGGTACTTTTCGAATGTTTTCTGGATCACGATGTCCTGTGAATGTCACTTCTGGAACAACTTCACTTTCGTTTTCAAATCCTAGCTCTAATGAACCGTCAGATAATGCGTTATATACGATAATTTCAACGATATCTCCACCTAAAGTTTCGCCAACCCATGCTACGTTTTTAAGATAGCTATCTTTTGTTAGACGTTCTGTAGCTTCGATCACGTCGTACTTAATTGTTTTCCCGTCTTTTGTAACAGTCTCTTCTGATACTTTTAAACCAGCAATAAAGTTTTTGATTTTTTCTTTATCCAAAAATTCAAGTGTCTTAAAACTAATTTGAGTTTTTGATTTTGTAATACGTTTCATCCCCATAGTGTCACCAGGAGAACCATCATATTCAATTTCTTTAAACTCTGGTTCGTATTTAAATGAGCCACCGCCTTGTGTAGCACCTACAGGTAGTTCGTCTTTTTCTCCATAATTAAAGAAGAATGCACCCCAATCTCCGAATAGGACATTCTCTGGTTTTGGTTGTGGAGCTGCCATATAATCAACCCTTTCTATTGTTTAAAATAAGTTCTTAAAATGAACCGCACTTCTTTACGTCTGATATTCGGGTCTGGATCAGGTACTTTCTGACTCGAAAGATAAGAAATAGCAGCACCAAATTCAGCACTGCTTAACCTTTTTCTATGAAGATTGTTTTCTAGCTTCATAATCAGTTCATCTATTTTACTAAGATGAGCGGAAGTGCCGTAAATATCAATTGTAAGCATGATATTCTTTCGTCCCCATGGTTCTTTGTCATCATTTACCGTGAATACCAGATAAGGCATTTCAGCCGTTGTTTTAGCGATTTCATAATACGTTTCTTTATGAATCTGTTTTAATTCACTGTGTAATATATTTATAAAGTCATTCATGCTATCTACCTCATTAACGACGAATAGGTTCGCGTGCCAACTTGTGTAATTTGCGGTTTATTGCTCTCTGCTGCTGGTCTAAGAAAAGGCTGTGCATGTTGCCCTTGAATTTTAACCATCTTCCCTGTTTTAGGGTCACGGTACATCCAAGGAGTTTTACGCCCATCACCGTCTACAGCATAAATTCCTGTTCCTTTCTCAACATAAATTCCATGATCAGCAGAAGTACCGATAACAACTTTTTCTTGCTCTGCTTTAGAACTAATGCTTCTTCTTAGATTGCCAGTGTCTACAGCAGCAAGTAATTTAGCTTTAGAAGATACAAATTGACCAATAGCAGTATGAGCTGCTTTCTTTGCAGCCAAATGTCTCGCCATAACAGCGGCTCTATTGGATTGGAATTTCACGCTCATATGGCAACATCTCCAATTCTATTTGAAAGAATCTACCCGCATTCATTGGGTCGCCCGGATAAGTAACGCTGTATACCTTCTTATCGATAACTAATCTATCTTGAATAGTTACGTCGAAAAGCATGCAGTAAAAGAAATGTGTGCTTTTCTCTTCTACTTTCTTATTGCGAGCATCCTTTGTCCCTTGGATAGCATCCAATACACCTTTAACAGTATTGATTTCTTTCCATTCTTCTGTTGGATATGGTCCATCATCAGAACCAGCGTTGCGAAGTACTGTAGCATCTTTTCCAAACTTGCGTATCATTGACTGAATCATCGAACACGTAACCTCACTTTCAGCCCCTTCGTGACGCTTGCTGGATAATCTACCACATCATCATAAGTAACAGAATAGTTACCTAACGATTCACTTTTCTTTCCTTCTCTCTCTTGCTCCATATACTGATGAACCACCATTTTAGCGATGATACCAATATAAGCAGTAGGGAATTCAGGAATAGTTCTATTGGTGTACTCAGCAACCATTAACATTGTATCTTCAATGCTTATTAATAAATTTTCATCACTTATATTAGGTACTTGCAGTTTTACACGTTTTAAAATTTCTGCTTTCATATCTTCCATCTAATCACCTACTTACGTAAAAGAAAAAAATGGAGAAGGCTTATTAAGCCCCTCCACCTGGTTTTTCCGGAGTAATTGATGTAACTGTAGCTGTAAGTACCGCTATTGACTCTTGACGAAGGATATCTCCACCATAAACCATAAGACCACGAATACCATCTGCAAAGGAATTTTGCAGACGTTGTGCCTCTGTTTCAGTTAACTGTGTCCCGTATCCAATGGCAGACTTATGAAGACCTAAAATTTTATACTTACCACCAGTACCGTGAATTTCTTCTGATACAACGATTTGTGATCCATTAATAATCTGTCCTTCAACAATACCATTTTCTAAAACAACAGGTTGCTTAGTAAAGCGATCATCTTTAGATAATAAACCTAAAACCTGAGAATTGATGATTGTGAATCGTTCAGTTTTAGGAACCTTTTTAATATTTAAAATCGTATTTAAGTCTACAATGTAATCATATGCATTTTTAGGTGATAACTCAATTGGACTAGAGTCACTCCCAATTGTATGAGTTTTATGAGCGCCTTTATAAAGCCCTAATACGAATGTATCAACGGTTTCCTGAAGTACCGCTCCTGCCTCTTGTGTATGTGGGTCGATTAAATCTCCAGCAGCCTGAACTGCATCTACATCATCAACTTTGAAAGCAAAATACTTTTGTTGATCCATATTAATTTCTACTTTAGAAGGGTTGGTATCATCCCATTCGATTGTACCATTATAATCTTTTACATTTACTGCGCCTACACGATTAAAGATAATCTTATTACCTTCGATTTTCGTTGGCGTTGTTGTAATTAAATCCGCAATAGAACGCTTGTGAAAGTTCGCCATCAAGCGCGCTTCCCAAATTGTTGGAATAAAAGTTGATACTGACATATATTAATTCCTCCTTAATGTTTTTCCATAACAAAAGAGATTACTAAACTAGCAATCTCTTTTGTTCGTTTTATATTTTTTTGACTGTACCATTCAAATCACTTAACTTTCCTAGTGCTACTTACCCCAATTGCGCATATCCTTCTGAATTTGTGGCCAGTTCGCATTAATTTCAGCTTGACTCATTGAATTTACTTGTTCTCTCGTAAATCCCCCTCCAGTTCCGCCACTAACATGGATTTCTCGGCCAGCAGCTTTAAACTTTTCAGCCACTTTTACTTCTAATGCAGTAGAGAATAAATCATTAAACTTTGACACCCTAACTTTTGTATCTTCTACATCTGAACCAATAACAAAATCTACAAATTTAAGATCCAATCCAACCGCTGATAAACCATCTGATGCAACACTCTGCATTTCTTTCTGATGAAGTACCCTTTCTCGCTCTTCTAGTTGTTCCTGAAGTTGTTTCATCTCATATTCAGCTTTCTCTTGTGCAGTCATAGAAGCGGTTTTATAGTTCTCTAATTCCTTTTTTGTTGCATTCAGTTCTTTCGAATATTTAGAGCGCACTCTATCTTCCGCTGATTGTACCATCTTCTCAATAAATGTTTTTGTTGCATCATCTAATTTCGGTTCTTTTTGTTCACCAACTGGCGGTTCTTTTTGCTCTTCAACTAGTGAATCTTTTATATCATCCGCAGGTGATGTTTGTTCATTCTGTAGTGTCTCATCTGCAGGTATTGCAGGATCAGAAAAGAATTGCAGATTTGATAAACGAAACGGTAACTTTGTTAGTTCTCTTTCTTTTAAAAACTGTACTTCCGCTTGCTTTTGTAATTGTTTCATTATTATTCCTCCTCTGAGTTCCTATGAATACACCCTATTTAGTTCGTATTTTATAAGCCCTCGTGTGTTTTATTATTCAAGAGAGTCTTTCCATTCCTCGTAACTAACTGCGCTAATCACCTCATTCTTACCTGTAGTTGGGTTTCTGGCCCTTCTCTCAATGAATGAGCTAACATCCGCTACCTCAGTAATGAAAGTACAGCGGCATCGTACAACTTCTTTAGCAGGTAAATTACTATCATGTGGATATTCGCAACTATAACCACCGACTTTAAATAATCCTTTAAACGGTACTTTTTGATGATCTGCTGCTTGGTGAGTAGGACGCGTACGTTTATCTAATGTAGAAATCCAAATCTTCTTCATTGATACACCTTCATCAAAAGCGTGAGAAGCACTGTCATAAGTACCTAAGTTTTGCACCCTAGCACTTTCTGTCCAAGCGACCATTTGGGCTTTCTTCGCATCACCATCAAGTATTGGCTTAATCCGATTTGCCATTGTTGCATATCCTTCGCCTTTTCTAAGACCGATAGATAACTCTCTGCGTATTCGGTTAACTATCTGTACTCGATGTGTACTTAACCTTTGATTGAGTGTCATTTTATCGATTGGCATTTGTACCGCTCGTTTAATGACGTTCGGGTCAAGAAGACCATACGAAAGAGCCACGCCGACTTCTTTCTCGATGAGATAACTCGTATAATAAAAAGACTCTCCATACTGATTGGAGAGCGTTTCATTGAGAGTTTTCTTTTTCTCATATGTTATTTCATTAATAACGTGTTGCAGTTCACTTTGCATGCTCTTATATCGATTGAATCGGCGCATTTCCTGCATACTCAACTGCTCATTTACGGCATATTTGGCATAATAAAAAGCCAGTATTCCTCTGACTTCTTCTAAAGCATCTTTATACAGGTAGAGAATCGCCTTTTCCAGTTCGTCCTCTATCTTTTGGAGATGTTTCTGCTTCTTGTCCCATTCCACTAGGCTCACCTACCTTGTCGAGATTCATGGAATCCGCCTCTTCTTCCTGCATCTTCTGTATCTCCGCTTTCGGATCAGAAACAACAGATAACATAGATAATCGTGTTTCTTCGCTTACTAAACCTTGTAGTTTAGACTGCACATCAGCTTCATCAGCTAAGTTGGCTGGAAGGTTTCGCGTAAATTGAAACGTCATACAAAGGTAGTCTAGTTCTCCTTTATTTGAGCGTAAGTTCCAAGCGTCAAACAATAACTTAAATTGTTGTCGCAATGACTTAGTAAACTTCATTTCTAATGTTCCTGATTTAGTTTCTAAAGCTAATAACTTGTAACGAATAGCAACACCAGTAAGGTTACCACCAAATGATTCATCAGAAAGGTTCACATGCTTTGTGAAACGGCATATATTCTTTTCTAATCTGTCGAGATGGTGTTCTAAGATGTTGTCATTAAGGTCCTTAGTTAAAAAAGAAGCCTCACCATTCTCACCTACATCAAGAGCTCCTGTTTGTTTTAGCTTCTCGATAGTATCATCATCTATATCAATGCCTTTAAAGATCATATAAGCCAGACGAAACTGTTCAATTTCACTGTTTACATCGGAAAACGAACGGTCGTAACCTTCAATAAGTGATATAGCTTTATCTACATCTCCTTGTAATTCTTCATTATTAGGAAACCCAATAAGTGGCACACCTTTAAATAAGTTTGGAATACGGTCAGTCTCTGTTAACTTATCTAAATCTTCACCAGTGTACTCAATAATGTTTGTTTCATTGTAAAACTCTACTTTGTAACCATCCTTGAAATCATCACCATCAATTACTTTGATTGGATAGCAGCGTATAGCGTATTTAGGTTCTGCAATGCTTGAATTCGTAAGAAATATAGCTTCATAAGGTTTGATATTCATAACCTTTTCGATGCCTTCTTTATCGTGATACAGTAGTCTCGCTCCGTATCCACAAATAGAAGCGAACTTCCCTGTTTCTGCGTCAGCATCCTCAGTATGATTCGCTTTTAAAAAGTCCTGAATACGTTTCAATACTTCATCATCTTCATGATCTAAGCTGTATGAGATAGGCAACCCAAACATATAACCGATTTTTGTATCGATAATTTCAGAAAAGAAGTCATTGTTTAGCTTATTGTTAACCTTATCTTTATTACCATCACCTTTAAACTCGCGAGTAAAGATAGGCACACCCTTTTCACTTGCTTTGTATCGCTCGTACCTGTTAATCATGCGTTGTTTTAATGGTTCAAACTCATCAATAATTTTTTTTAGTAACTTTGATGTAGGCTCGCCATTTTGTTCATCCAGCAATGGAATATAGTGTTCAAACATCGTCTCACCTCCTTAATAGATTGACTTAACAGCCTTAGCTTTGTTATTAGTTACAACAACTGTATTTACAAAGTAACGATCACCATCCATTTGGTGGTCATTCTCTTTATTTGGTTTATCTTCACCACGAGCTGTAGCTTTTTCATCCCAAGTATAAGAAGCGTATTCACGGAATGTTTCTTTACAGCAGTCGTTGTATTTTATCTTCTCTTCATTAAGAAGTCGCGCTACATTTCTTATGCCATCTATAACTTCATTCTTAGCTTTAAGCACTTTGAATCGATTCTTTTTCAATAAAGCAATAAATGAAGCTGCTGATGGGTCAACTATAATTCCACGAATAGAAATATCTCCGATAAATTCTTTTAGGTCGTCAAGATACTCATCATCTGTCTTTTGCCGTGAATTTTTACGACCATCATAATGGTACTCTTTTGTTTTGTACCATATACCTTTACACAATCCCCATAGTCCATATGTCATAGGGTTCTGTGTACCATAGTCACAAGATACATAATACTTCTCGTATTCTCTTTCTACTGTTTTTACAACATGCTTTTCTTTGTTAAACATGTCATATACAATACCTTCTGCAAGCACCCATAAACCTAAAATGAAGCGTTGAAAGAAGACTCCACTATACATACGATAGTATCTTTGCTTCACTTTTTCAGATAAAGAAAGATTATCGTCCATTGTAAAATGAATATGTAGCAGGTTCTTGTCTTCCTTATTATCTATCCATTCAAGTTTGAACCAATGATACGGGCCGGCAGGGTTACAGTTAAACCAATACTTTGAGCCTTCAATAGAACAACGTCCTGTCGCTTGGTTCACAAAGCTTTGTGGCATAAGAGCAACTTCATCAAAAAACATACCCGCTAATGTAATACCTTGGATAAGTTCTTGTGATGATTCGTCCTTACCACCAAATATATAGAAATGATTCGTATGGCCATCTTTACTAATGGTAAGCATGTTCTCTGATAGATGGTCTTTCACTTTATATTTACGTGATTTTAACATCTTCTTTAATGGAGTAATTACGTTGCGTCGCAGTGATCCAATTGTTTTACCTGCCATACCTAGGTTTTCACCATTGAATGTTTCAGTTCCCCACATAACATAAGAAAGAGCCATCGAAACAGTTTTGCCAGCACGAATAGAACCATCGCATATAATGCCGTCATGGTCCTTCACAGGTGAATCTTTTCTCCACCAAGTGAGTACTTGTAATTGTTTCTTTGAGAATGGTCTAAATTTAAAAGGGGCAGGTTTAAGTTTCATCTTCCCACACCTCTGCTGTTTTACCTTCTAACGCATCGATGAATCCGTCATCTTCATACTCTTCACCTTCATCACCTTTAATACGAGAAGTATCTGCTTTAATTTTATCAATTTGAGCTTTCTGCACTTCCATCTGCATTTTGTGGCGTTCTTCTTCGATTTTACGTTTGAAATTGTCAGGTACTAAGTCAAAGTACTGTGATAGTTTGTCCAGTGCTTTCATCTTGTCAGCAAGTTTTACTGACACGCCATCTTTTCCGAGTTTTACTTCGGTTATTATAGAACCATCAACCATGTCAGCCTCGTGTAAATCTACATAATTTATGATACGAGTTATTTCTTTACCGGATTCATCTTTCATCGGGCCAAACATCCCCATTACAGGTACTTCCTTCTGTCCAAAGGTTACATAGTTAGTAATATCAGCAAAAGCAATCTTAATGTACTCTTTAAGCACATCCATCGCTTCCACAAATACATTCTCGATTAACTCACCTTTAAGCTCTTTTATATAGGAAGAAACTCGTTCACGTCTTAGCAATCGACTAGCCTGTACATGAGCGCCGTCTTTGGAGTATCCAGCCTTCAGTGCAGCTTGTGTACCATTGAAGTATTTCACATAATACAAACAAAAGAGCCTTTCCTTTTCGGTCAACTCTTCATCTTCTAAAATCTCTTTCAGTTTTTCTTTCGTTTTGGGATTTTTAACATTAGTAACGCTCCTTTTCGCAATAGTAACGTTACCATTCATTTGTTCATCCCATTTGTCTTGTGATTTCCACTTTCTGATTTGCGAAGGCTTAAGGTTTAACTCAGCAGCAATATCAATTAATGGCTTCTCACCTTTACTTACTTTATATATTTCAAATGCTTTATCTCTGTCCGGGCTACGTTGTCTAGCCATAACCACCACCTCACATAGGCTCTATTAGTTTTTTAAGCTTTTAGGAATTCTTCCATTGTTTTATCGAGCAAACTAACCATTGCTTCTCTCTTTTGCTTTGGTGTTGTGTTATCTTCTAACTCATTAAAGATTGGAATTGCACTTTCTAATTTCTGTTTATCGATGCGCTCATTTACAAAGTCCTGTCCCAACATCGAAATGAATGTACCAATTGCAATCGCTTGTTCTTGTTTAGTTAGTTTCATTATTCATCATCCTCCAAAATCACTCTAATTTATTCTTGAAATTCCCTAAAACTCGATGTATTATATTTTTGTGTTTTTCTCAGTTCCCAAGCCGAGAATACATCATCACTTCTGAAAGGACCCGAACTCCAGCGGGTTCTTTTTATTATTCCCTCTCCTTGTAAATCTATTTATTTAAATGTAAAATTATAAAGAAGTTCTAACATTTTGAATCGAGGTGAAAATCATGAGAAGTTTTGGCTCATTAATGGTCTCTACTGTCTGCTCAGTACTTCTTGTAATTTGGAATGCCTATGAATTCTATAACGGATTCACAACAGGGCGCACATACTACTGGATTAATGGCATCGGAGCTGTTATCTTCCTTCTATTCTTTATCCTCAACATGCGAGATTTCAAAAAGAAAAACTACAGAACCTCATAACAATAGGAGTTGATACATATGTGGAAAAAGATTAATAATTATAAGTTTCATCTAAAAGATTTGAAATTTATGACTTGGCTATTTCCAATCGTCGGTTTGTTATATGCCTATGAATTCTTCTCTGGGCTAATGTACCACCAGGAATTTCGTTGGCTCAAGTTAATATGCATGGCAATAATGATTATCGGATTTATGGATATTAGAAAGAAGCTTAAAAACAAAGATTATAGAGCGGCTTAAATCACCAAACACTCTTGAACTAATTTTCGAATCATTGTATTATATTTTCGGGTCTTACTTCATAAATCATTATCAGGAGAATCTGCAGGTTTGCAGGTTCTTTTTTATAAAATAAAAAAGTAGCGGATTCGCTACTTTAAAGTAAATTAAACTATTCCTTTTTCTTTTGCTATTTCATACAAAACAGTACGACTAACACCTGTTTCGGTACATATCCTCTTTACGGTATAACCATTATTCTTACGACCTTTAAATAAATCCAAAGCTTGTTTCATACTTTCATTTGTCTCAGTGTATTTCTTCGGTTTTCCTTTATATACACCGCGTTCTTTTGCCTTTTCAATTCCCAGTCTTTGCAATTCCTTATGCTTAACCCTATTAACGCCATGTATTTTCCCGTGACACTCAAGGCATAACATAACCAAATTACTAATTCGATTCGTGCCACCTTTCGCTAATGGAACTATATGGTGTATATCTAAATCATTTGTTTCTCCACAATTTGCACACTCTTTAGGTAACATCTTCAAGTAATACGTGCGATTCTGTTCGAATTCCACTCTACTATTCATTTTTACCCTCCTCAGCATTTAAAACTGATTGTTTAGAATCATGTTCTTTTATATACCTATAAAGGGTTGCACGAGCTACATCGAACATCTCACACACTTCAACTTTTGTTTTACCAGAAGCAAGCATTTCCATCATGCCTTGTATTTGTTGAGGAGTATGAGCTTTCTTTCTTCCACCTTCTCTTCCTCTTGCTTTAGCAGCAGCTACACCGCTAATAACACGCTCATTAATTACTTCGCGTTCCATTTCTGCCATAGCACCAAATATATGAAATAGGAATCTTCCCATTGTTGTAGATGTATCAATTCCGTCTTTAATAGAAACAAAGTGAATACTCTTTTCATTAAATTCTTGAAGTAAATTAACAAGTTGATGCATTGTCCTCCCTAAGCGATCCAGTTTATAAACAACTAATGTATCATCCTTGCGAAGTTTACCAAGAAGAAGTTGAAGTTCTTTCCTATCCTTCTTCGCGCCACTTTCTTTTTCAGTTATGATTTCCTCGCAACCATATCGCTTCAACTCATCCAACTGCATATCTAAACTTTGCTTCTTTGTTGATACCCTCGCATAACCAAATATCATTCCCCATCACCCTCTATGTTTGATAGGTTAATTGTATCAATTTCATGTCTCGAATTCAATTGTTTTCGATACATATTTTTGATACATAACAATCATTGATAATTAGTTAAGTCCAACGACGTCTCATAATCAAATGTTTTTGAGACATTATACTTATTGAGAATGATGTTTTAATCCTGATAAAGTAGCTTTAATGAACATCTTCTCTTCTTCGCCAACTTGAGTTAACAACTTATCAACTATACGTCTATCTGTGTTAGCTAGCAGAAAAACAGCAATATTTGCGATACCACTAACATAAGCAGTTGCATCCTTACTTTCACCATTCATTTGCATCGAAAACGTAACATTAGAGTTCATGATTTTCCTCCTCTATTTTCGTTCGTTGTGTTCGTTTGTTTTGTTAAATGTTAAATCAAATTGAAACTGTATTCTTCGAATTAATAAGTACTCATAAAAACATAATAAAAAAGAGTGCAATTAAAATATGCACTCTTTCAAAAGATTTTACCAATCTCGATGATCACCATGATCATGATTATGGTCACGATCGCGGTCATGATTACGTCTGCGACGACACTCATCACAATCGCAGTCACGTCTACAATGACAGTCGTTAAAATCGTTTCTTCTACGTCTACGACCGCATCCGCAAAATACTAAATCATCCCAAAATCTATTACAATCTCGAGAATGCCCAAAATTATTATCCCATCCCATAGATATGATTCCCTCCTCTAAAAATAGAATTCATCATATTCTATGAATAAACGGTGAAAACAGCTTGTTTACTAGTCTATGTTTTGTTTTTTAGACTAATAATATTTCAAATTGCAAGTCCCCTCACCCCTTATCTTTCCTTAACAACAAACAAGACGCCACCCAGATCACAGCAGCGCCTACAATAATTGCTATACACATGTTTGTTCCATCTACATGGTAAAATAAAACACCCATAATTGACACATCATAAGATCAGTAACCATATTTTCTGTTCGTTAATTATTATGTTTATAGGCCTAGATTGTGCACATCTATATTCAGTGAGCGCATACCCTATTACATGAATACTACTTTAGGAGTGATTATATTATGAATCCTTTACCGATGAGGATTGTTGTAGCTCCAGCTTCGTCTTGGCAACATTTACCTCAATATCCTTCATATGGTCAGTATGGTATGCATCCTGGGCACATACCCTTTACTCCTACAATTCCGCCTTATCCCGTAATACACCAATATCATTATCCTTTTCCAGCATTGTATTTCCAAGAGTTTCACGGTACATTTAACATCTAATCTAAATAGAAAATCATCTGTTATCTGTACCAGGATGAGTCAATTGACATTATACCTAAAACAGCATTTAAATACGTTTAATGTGTAATTTCTATATAACAAAGAAAAAAGCACCCGTTATGGATGCTTTTGTTGACATTATTCTTCTTTATTTAAATAATTTTTGAATTTTTCCATACTACCATAAACATGTTCAAATACCTCTGGCCAACGTCTTGCCTCATGTAAAAGTTGCGAAATACTCTCCGCAAAGTGATAATTGCCACGTTTCGCAGGAACTATTTCATAAATCTGTTGTTCGTATGCGCTGTGTGTTACAAGTTTTTCTTCACGTATCTCTTCACGCAAAGCATCCATCAAATTATAAATACGTTTAAGTTGCTCTTCTGTTACTTCCATTTCAAATAAATACCTAGATAAATCTGTGTTTTCGAAAAGTAATTTTTGTCTAAACTCAAGGAATTCTAAACGCTCTTTAATCTCTGCGGTTTCTAAATTTTCCATTTCTCCATCTCCCTTGTGCATTTTATGCAAATACTTATATTCGACATAATTAGATACAATCCTCTTCACAAAACAAAAAGCCATCGCCGAAGTGACAGCTTTCAAGGGGATGGGAGAAAAGAGAGAAAACAAATGGCAAAAGTTTCTCTTAGATCAAGGCTGATAACTCTCAACCTTCTCCAAGCCACCGCATCATATAATTTTTTAGCTCTTATTAGCTACGCGCTTTACGTTCGGTGGCTGGGAGAAGACTAGGAATCTTCTCGTTTATACTCCGTAGAGTCGGTCAATACATCAGCTGTCGCAAGGCCTCCGCTGACCAATATCGAATTATAAAGGATTTATATCCAAGACGTATATGTTTCTTCCGACCCCTTGTTTGAACCAATACACTAAGGGGACGGAAGGGGAATGTTTCCGCTGTATTGGCTCAAACAAAGAGTGGAACTCTTTGCCCTCGTTTTGGTCATTAATAAGAATCGTGAGTAATTACTAACGTACGAGATACGTATACTTTTTAGCTTTTTAGAATGCAAGTGTCACTCAATCATGAGCAACCACCCCCATTCCATTTTCAAGAACCAATATATTAGAGAGAAATAGACTTATATTTATTATCAACCCAGAGGACGCATTCCGAGCTGATTGATAAATACAATAGAAACAGCATGACGAATGCGAATTATCTCACACCCGCCACACTGGAATATGTCATTGTAATACATTCATTGGTCTTTTCGTCTTAACGCGGGTTCGTACCGCCTTGCCCGCCCTACTATGCGGTATACGTTACCGTGACATTCTCGCATAAGAACGTTTCACTTATAGGTGTACTAATCCTCTTCGATATGCGTTTGTCAAAGGGCTTGTACATTAAGAATATCGTTGATTTCATTATCAAAATTCCCCCTATTTAGTCCCCAATTTTGTCGGTATTTTGTCGAAGTTTTTAAAAACATAAACATTCCAATTTATTATATTTTTTCTTTTTTTGATAATATTTGTATCCAGTTCAGGTAATAATATCATATAATTAAGCTATTATAATTTTATAAAAAGCAAGGATGGTTAGACATGACGGTACAAAAAGAAAAAGTAACAAAGCGCGTGGTTTGTAGGAAATGCAAATCAGATCAAATAGTCGGTAATAAGCGTGGTTATAATTTCAAAAGGGCGTTTTTTATTCTGTTTCTTCTGTTAGGTACACTTATAACTATTGGAATAGTTTCTAATTTTTTATATGTTATAGTTCCTCGAAATTCTATGGATGGAGTTGTTGGACTTTCTGCAATTGTTGGTCTTCTTATTGTACTTCTAGGACCACCGATAATTTTATTCAGTGGATTTGTTGGTAGAAAAAATATTGTTAATGGTTGCATGAATTGCGGACATACATGGATGCCTAAAAAATAAAACAAAAAAAGCCAAATGGATAGTTAATTAAAAACTGTTAATTTGGCTTTTTTTGTATTATTAAATCATCCCTAAAGATGTCGCGATCAATCGAATCGCATTTTTCTTCTTATAATAGAAGTGATCTTTCTTCATCGATAATTCAGTGTAAATAAAGCTGTCTTTCGGTTTATCTGCATTTAGGTACTTCCTTTTGATGATCTCAGCCTCGTCATAATCCAAAACGTACTCTAAAGCCTTATCGATCTGCTTGAACTTGATATTGCTAATATATCTCGTGTCCCTAATCTCTGGAAACAAACTGATTCCTTCGTGTTGTAACTCCACTTCATTCTCAAAACGAGTTTTTAATGCGCGGTATTCCTTTAGTATTTTCACTACTTCTTTCTGAACCTGTTTTTCTGTCTCTCTATCAATAGTCGGTAATAATGTTAATTGTCTCTCCATGAAGGAATCCCCCTATTTCTGAATTTGTCTTTTTACATTCACATCAGGTACGTGAAATTTTACTATCTCTTTGTTGAATAAGGGAAACATGCATAGCGAATAGTGCCTACCATCCACCATGCAAGGTTCCGTTATCCATTAAACCCTTAATAATTTACATTTCTTGTTGGCCATCTTCTCTTTTGCTGCTTCAATATTATTCGCTACCTTTTGATAGTCCTGATCAAATTGAATCATTCCATCAAACATGACTGGTGCTACTACTTCGTCAACATATTGCAAGTAATCAATCGGCGCTCGTTCTGTCTGTTCTACTAAATACCCATAAATATCAAAGTCTGCTCTTGGTATAGACTTCTTGCCCTTCGGTTGATGAGACATCCTTACATAAGATTGAATGACTGATAGTGGCACTGCGAATACTGACTTATCCTTACTGAATTCTATAAGGAAGAAGCATATCGCTCCCATCTTCTCCGCTTTCTCCAGGTAATCCAATTGATGCTGTGCAATGTTCTTTAAATCAAAACGTGTATCTTTCTCTGTAGACTTCGCTTCAAATGCTACAGCTCGCCCCTTATATACACCATCATAGTCTACTGTGCTCTTTGCTTCATAGAATCCATTTAGTACACGGCTACCTTTGCTCTTTAACACCTTCACAGGAGTCGGACGCTTGTTAATAAGCGCCACTCCCCCTCTTTGATACATTTCATTCGCTAGATTGATAAGCATTTCAAATGCCATTCCACGGTTACCTTGCCCCATTGTTATTCCTCACTTTCTATTAAAAGGATTATTTTGTTGAATTTTTTACTACCAATCATTAAAATATCTTATAATCGTTATATGCAAACTTATTTTTAGGAGTAGATAGAATGCCAGTTACACTCGAACTTATTCTTTTCATTCTTATAGCAATTAGTGCTGTTGGCTATTTGATAAAAGAATCTCAAAAAACTAAGAAAAGAACCCTTGGAATTTCACTAGAACTTTTAGTTCTTTTCTGGTCAATATGGAGAATATCGACTATCATAATTCAAATTTCAGAATATAATCTCTCGTGAATAAAACTCAATATTCCGTCAATACTGTAGACAACCCATTAAGTTACTTTCTCCTTGTTCCCCCTTGGAGAACCGAGCAGTTAGCTTTTGCTAGCTGCTCTTATTTTCTGTAATTGGTTTCATTTACCTGATGTTTTCAACGTAATATTACGTTACGATATAAAAGGATAAAATATATTTGGCTGCTATACCATTACCCTAGGGAACTAGGGTTTTTATTTTTATAAAATGAAATTTTTATTTAGTTTACTTCCCTGCATAACATTTTCAAGTCTGTTTATACTATAAATGTAACTTGCAGTTACAATTTGCGTATCCATCTGGAATAGTATTTACAGCAGGCAGTTAGCTACTTTAGCTAGCTGCTTTGTTGTGCAAAATAGCGTTTTTGTTCAAAACGATGCCCTTCCTCATTTGGACACATTTACCAGTATTTTTACCAAAAAATTCATGATATGGTTATTTAGTCGAGTACGTCATTACTTGACGATTACCCTTAGGAACCCCGCAGACAATCGGGGTTTCTTTTATTTAAATCACGATTTTTTCTTACTCCTCAACCAGCTAAAACTATGTTAAAATTAATCCATAATTTGTAAGGATGTATATAAAATGCTCTCACTATATACATGTGTATCTTGTGATCAACCTCTCATACAACACGATGACCATTCGTTTATTCATTACTGCATTAATCCAAATTGCGAAGAAGCAAAACTGCACTTATCTCTGTTAGAAGAGATGGGGTTGTGAATCCTATCTCTTTTTCTTTCCAATAAGGATTTTGTTTAAAATTCATTAACCTTATTGATTCTTTTGCATACAGTATTATCACAAGAATTTCAATAAGTGCTCCGGTCTAGTTACCTTGAATTTCTTGCAAATCTTGTGGGAAGAATCCGTTTATAACAAACGGGTTCTTTTATTTATTCATCATAAAATAACTATTTTGTTCACTTTTTTGATACATTTACGAAACATTCATATGTTATCTTCAGTAAGTTCTTTTCTTTTCATAACATTGTGTGAGTTATACCAACACAAGAAGCCCTAGATCCCTAAATCTAGGGCTCCTTCGTTTAAATAACTATGTTGTTTAATTCGACGTATAGACAACTATATATTTAGATGTTAAAATATATTTGTGATTCCCACTTGGTTTCACATACGACTTTTTTTCTTCGATTATGGGGTTCTTACGTAATAGTAAGGACCATTTTTTTATTTAGTGCCCATAGCCAGTAAATCCGAAGCCCATATTTCTTTCTGATTCCAATAATCCCAACGTTTCTACTGACGCTATGACGCCTACGGGTGCCTCGTTTAATCAAATGAGTTTCTACCTTTTAAATACGTCATAACGCTATGTCTCCTAATCTAAATTCATTATCTCTTCTAAGGTTCTATCAGAAATATACGTGGTGATAATCTGTATCTTTCCGTATTTCTTTTTAGCCATTCCTATAGCTTCGCTCTCGGACTTCGCCTCAAACCAACGAAGCTTCCACTTCTCGTCTTTGTCGTAAAACTCTACTGAGTACGTCATAACGCTATTACGCTTCAAGAATTTGTCCACGGTACTTGTTGCGGTATAATCAAAACTTCCGACTACATCCTCCAGTGTTAGTTGTTTCATGCCCCTAACCCCATTGGACGCGATTTGATTTTATTCTTATCTGCCTGATCCATAATTAATGCGGCGATTTCTAGTTGATGCCTTCCTAGCTCTTTTGCTATTTCAAGAATATCTTTATCCTCATCCCACATTTCTCTTAATCGAATCACTTCGCTTTCATCAAACACTAAGTCCAACTCTTCCAAAGCGATATATAAATTACGACGCGATTTCTTCATGTACTTTCCCTGCTGCAACGCCATTGTGTAATTCTCCTTTTCCAAATCCGTTCCAAGTCGTGGCATCCCATTTCCCCTCCAGTTGTAATTGATGAATTTCTCTTAACTCCGCCATAACGGCATGACGTCTTCTATCGACTTCTTCAGGACTGCGATTCCCTGCTTCGCAAATACACGGTGCAAATTGATAGCAGCCATTCCCTATAACGTTCTTAATTACTCCTGTTCCTTCACATACACACATCTCAATCTCCCCTTTCTATCTTTGCTATCGCTGCAAATATAGGATAAATTTGCTGAGGTACAACTGCATTACCTAAGCTTCTAATTCTGTCCATCCGATTGGGAAGCCCATCATCTCTTCCCAAAAAGCTGGATTGGAACGCCCTCTTTTCCCAGTCAATATCATCAAATAGTTTGGAAGTTGTCCCAAATGAGCTCTTTCCCCATTTTTCAATTTTGCTAATGTCTTCTCGTAATTGTTGAGACCCCTGGTATCTGATGCAGTTGGAGTTGGAAAGAAACGAGATAATAAAGACTCTTTCCCTTCTATGCGGGGCACCGATGGCACAAGCCGGAATAACAAACGGTTGTGAGGTGTAGCCGATACTTTCCAAGTCAGTAAGCACATTGTCGAGTCCCAATGTGACGTGTCCAGCAACATTTTCACCAATAAACCAAGTTGGCCTGATTTCTTGTAATAAACGGAATACTTCTGGCCAGAGATGACGGTCATCCTCCTCGCCCTTTCTGTCCCCGGCAACACTGAAAGGTTGGCAAGGGTATCCTCCTGCCACAATGCTAATTGTTCCAACATCAACACCCCGTTCTTCTAATGATCGTTTTGTAAGTTTTCGTATATCTGAAAAGATTGGTACTATAGGCCAATGCTTGTTTAATACTTTCTGATTGAATGGTTCAATCTCGCAAAAGGCTACTGTTTCAATTCCAGCCCAATCCGCCGCTAAACTAATACCGCCGATCCCTGAAAATAGATCAAGCATTTGCATATTCCGTCCTCCTTTTAAAATGGCAATGCCTTTCTTCTGTAATCCTTTGTTTCTTTGAAAGTGATCGTTCTGAAATTATTGAGAATCCGCGATACAATCCGCTCATCGTATGCCTCGTCTAAACGCTTCCCTGTGAGGTTTGTTGTGAAGATAGTAGATTTGCCTTGCCTGCCATCGAAAACATCGAATAGCACCCTATTAATGAAGTTTGTTGCTTTTGTATTGGCATCTAATGCGCCTAACTCTGCTCCTAAATCATCGACTATTAATACTTGTGCTCTTACTAAACTTTGAATTATTGCATCCTCAGTTAAGGAGGAATCTTTATTGAACGTACTTTTAATCTTCCGTAGCAATTCGCCAACTGTGACGAAGACAACTAATATCCCCGCACCTGCAAGTTCTTCCGCTATAGCGTAAGCAAGATGTGTTTTCCCTGCTCCGCAATTCCCGGCCATAATCGTGTTAAACACTTTTCCATTGAGATAATCCATAGCGATGACCTTTGCGAGTCCAAGGTTCTTCGCTCCTTCCTCGCTAGTAGGTTGGTAGTTTTCAAAGTTAGCTTTCTTAATGTTGCTATCGGCTATCATGCTTTGTTGGTGAAACATGAATTTCTTCTCGTTCGCTTTATCCGCATCATATTTCGCTTGCTCCTGTTGCTGAAGCTTCTTACTATCGTTTTCAAGGAAGCATCGAGGGCAAACAACTTGTCCACCAAACTTCATCTTATTCATGCCATGTGTATCACACACATCAGAATCCATAGTCATATTCACCTTTTTGGCTATATCGGTTGGTATTGCTGCCGCTGCTCTCTGCATTGTTTTTTGCTCCTTTATTTCTTTGATAGTCAGCTTCTAAAGCTTCCACATCATTTAAAGTCTTAATGTTTTTGTTAGCCCACTGTTTTAAAATCCCCTCAGCGTAATTCCACTTCTTCTGTTGTTTTAACGCACGTTCCATAGCAGCTTGTACAAGTTCTTCACTTGTATCGTTAACCCATTGCGTAATACTGTCAGCTACAAACGGATTTAGAATTCCAAAGTTATTTTCATAGAATACGAAGATATTACTACTACTTACTTTCTTTGTTGTATTCTCTGTAGTAGTCTCTGGTAATGGCCTGCTCATATTGAGCAATCCATCTGCTCGTTTTGAGCACCCCATTTGCTCATTTTGAGCAGATGGTCTGCTCATCCGTTCCAACAAGTCATAATCAATTCGATACCATTTTGTTTGATCTATTTTTAACTTGTTGTAATTCCCTTTTATAAGTAACCCTTGCTTCTCAAGTTTGTTTATTATCCTTCGCAATGTAGCAGAAGACCAAAAAGGGAATTGCTTAAGCCATTCATCGTAGCTGTTATATACCCAGTAATAACCGTCATTGAAATTCTTTGATTTATTTATCCAATAATGAACTTGTTGTAAAAATATTGCTTCGTTTAATCCAATCATTTTTGCTAATCCTGGTAACACGATTAATGGTTCTTCATGTATAAGTAATTTGCTCATTTAGTTCACCTTCTTCATCCAACATTCATAACTCACATTGTCTTCCATGCCAGTAAACCGAACCTTTTCTCTCCCCCTGAACTTACCTTCATGATAAAAAGTTCTTTCTGCCCTATATATTCGTTTAATTGGTGTTACATAGTCATAACCTCGTTTTTCTAAATCCCGAACTGCTATTAACATCTCTTTCATCGATCCACGCCTTACAGGTATCTTAAACATCACGCATTCGCCCTTTCGCATACCGCTATGTCGCCTTGAATTTTGATTATTTTATATCCTGGGTAGCGATCGGGGGTGATGTACTCAATCGCCTTTACTCTTGCTTCTTTTTCATTCCATGCGCCCTTCCACACCCACTTCGGAAGGACGACTTTAGATTGATTTTTGTCTAACATAGGTTTAGCATCTCCTTAGTTTGTTTGTTCTACTTTTTCTACTTGTTCTTGCTCTTCAGTTTCAGAAGTTTCTTTTTCAGCCTGTTTAACCCACTTTGTTAATTTCTTAAGTACTTCTCCAGCTTGTTTTAATGTCAATTCGCCAACCTCTTTAATACCTAAGTATCCTTTAATCGTGTCTTCATCCACTTTTCGAAGGGTAGCTAATTTTTTTATGTTTAATTTAATTGCACCAACTTGTTGAGCAGTAATCATTTCCTCTTGGATCTCTGGTAAATCTTCACCTGCATAGATGTACAATCCTAATCCGTGAAGTGCAATTGCCTTTACTAAGCAACGTTGGATACTTGTGTTAATGTCAAAACTATTAGGCTCTGCAATCGGCTTGTTCTGATTGTTAAGTATCGGGTGAATCTGACTTAGTGGTATTCCTTGTACAGTTACTTCAACTTCTACAAAGTAACCACAACCTGTTTTGAGGTAAGGCACTCCATCAAATCGTTTTACTTCCCATGTGGCTGTTGGATCTACTTCACGAAGCTTTTTAACCGCCCACGCCCATGATAAGTAGTTAAAACGCCCTTTCTTCTCAACATGTCCCGAACAATCTATTTGAGCCAATTTAGAAAAGTAATTTTCAGTTATCATATGAATCTCCCCTTCTTTTAAAATGGTGCTATTTCCGTTTGTTTACTAGCTTCATACACTTCCATAAGTGCTTGTAACCCATACTCGTAAGCTACAACCATTGATACAGCGTTAGGCTCTTTACTTTGCTTGTATCGTTCAACTAGACTCTTCATAATTTGAATTTCAGCTTCAATTTTGTTTTGTAGGATCACCTTATTCACCTGCTACTTTCTTCATCGAATGTTCTTCAACGTACTGTTTGATGCATTCGGATTCGGTATGGATTGGATCACCACTAAAATCAAGGTACCCTTCTCCGTAGAAGATTTCTCCACCACACCCTTGGCAATAATCCATGAAGTCTCTTGCTGATGAATCGTGATGATTTCCGTAAGTAATTGGATTTTCAATCATTTTTTTGAATTCCTCCTTATTTACTGAGAGAAAACTTATGGTATAATATGGGTAGCTAATTTTAGGGAATGTTTTCTCTACATCGCTCGTTGCCATCGAGCGTTTTTTATTTTTCAATAGCTAACTTTCTGAAAGTTTGTTAAAATTTAGTTACCGATATGTGTAACAACTGGCCTGTGCTTCTGTACGGGCTTTTTTGATGCTTTCACGCATCAAAATATCCAGGAATCCTTTTACTAGATGGGGAACACCATTAAATTCCTGAATATTACGACAAGCGAATGCGCGTCTTATCCTTGTAGGATTTCCCTCCTTTCTGTCGAATTACTTAGACTGGAAGGAGGTGTTTTTATGAAACCAACTACTATAAATATTCGTGTTGACTTAGATGATATTTTCAAACTATCTCATCATGAAATTGTTGACGGTGTTTTAAAATACGTCCATGAACAATCGCACCAGTATAATGATTTAACTCCAGAGAGCAGTCTAGAAATGGTTATAAAAGAAGCGACAAAAGCTTATGAAGATAACTTAAGAAAACGTATGCATGAACGATATAGTGCTACTATTTCTGGTCAAGTTGAAGTACAACGTTAGATTCACAAATTTGCTTATTATTTAATAGAATTTTCACTTCTACAACAGCCTCTGTTACCGCAGGGGCTTGATTCTTGTTTTCTTCCACATGAATCACTCCTTTTATCAAATTTTATTGTGTTCATAAATCTGTAAAATCTTTATATAAAAATTTAATGAACTACGTGTTAAACTTATTACATTCCAAGAAGTCCTTTACTTTTAGAATCGACAATTCTTCAATACCCTTAGTCTTGCCCTGCATCCCCTTGCAGGGCTTTTATCATTTAGCTAGAGTGATATACCTCTTGTATGTTTCCTCAACCTTATCTGCGCTGTTATGTACACCCTTTGCTCTTAAATCCTTTATAATCCACAAGATTTTCTTTCGTTCATATTCATCACGTTGCTGTTTATTTATCATCTTGTGACCATCCTGTCTTTTTATCCCAGACATCAATTCTGTGTACTAGGTATGTTAATAGACATATAGCCGCTGATACAATTGCCAATGATAATGTACTTTCCTCCATCATTTACATCGCCTCCCTATCCATTTCTGGAATAATTCCGCGTTTCGTTGGTATTTCATTAATAAACAATCTTCCTTTTTGCTTCCAATGAGTATTCATTCCCTCTATAGTTAACTATAGGTTAACTTATATTTTCAAAAAAACGACAACCTAGGGTTAACTTTACTCTAATAATTCATCAGTCGTCACTCTATATAATATTGATAATTTACCTAATTTCTCTAGACTCGGTTGCCTTTTACCTTTTTCCATATAACAAATACCACTTTTAGAACAACATAGGTAATCAGCTACGAATTGCTGTGTATAACCTAGTGACTTCCTTAATTCTTTAGCACGATCTGCATTAAGTTTTGTCATTAGCACCACCCTTATTTCTTTCGATGTCTTCATAATACCAATTTGTTAACTACAAGTCAACAACGTTTTTTAAAAATCGGTTTTAAAAAACTAAGTTGTCTTAGAGTCAACTTTTCTGTTATATTTTATGTATCAGGTAATACTAAGGTAATAAAAAAGGGGAGCATTATGGAGAATATAATTGGGAAAAGAATAAAAGAGATAAGGATGTCGCTCGGATATACACAGCAACAGTTTGCAGATAGTGTAGATATTAGTAAACCGATGGTTTCTTTTATGGAATCAGGTAAAAAGACCCCCTCTAGAGAAACCGTTTCTAAAATTTCTAATTTAGCAAACATATCTACCGACTATATTATGGGATTATCAGATAATAAAACTAACGAAAATTCTTCATCATCAGATGTTATGTTAGAACTAAAACATTATATAAATCGTGTAGAAACATTTGATGAAGAAACTAAAGAATTCGCTATTAAGAAGATAAAAGCGTTAATTTCTGGATTAGATATAGAAGATGATAAATAGTAAGGATGATTGATAGTTACCGCTAACAATCATCCTTTTTTCTTTGTCATAGTCACTTCGCATTCATTTAAAAGTATGTCGATTTCCTTTAAAATTAAAGTCGCTTGTTTATCCCCATTTTTAGCCTTATCAATTAATGATTGTATGCCTCGTTTGCAATCCTCCATCTTAAGTACCCCATCCTTTTCTCTTCATAGTAGTTTGTGAATTTTTCACATTTGGAACGTTTTTGCACATTTGTTAAAAAGCGTTCCACTCCCTAAAAGCACGAATGACACTATCGTTATGATAGTGTCATTTTTAATATCTATTTAATTACCCCCCGGCTCCGCCAGGATCAACTTGCATATATAGTACAGGCTGTTCTACTTTTGCAACCTGTTGTGTATCTTCTGTTTTTACTGCTGTAAAAGAAAAACAAGCTACAGCGGCAATCGCTAAAATCGATTTAATGATTTTTGATTTCAATCATTTCACCACCTCTATTTATGCCTCCATTATATCATTTCAAGGCATATTTAGGGAGTGAAATATAGAAAAAATCTCCTGTTTTTTCAAATTTTTCTATAGAAATTTCGAAGTGTTTTTTATTACCTGTCGCCAATCCCATATAGTATTCTTGCATAGGTGACAATGAACCATTTTCCCTTTTAATTTTATCCAAAATCGCAATAGCTTCACGTTTACGGTTGCTTTTAATGTATAGAAAGGCTAATTCTGCTGCATGGTGCGGTTTCACCAAATCTAACTCTTCTCCCCAATGCAGACGTAAAAAATCAAGAGTGTTTTCTAAAACAGCTCTTCTAATTATTAGCTTCTTATTGGTTGGGTTATGAAGTAGTCTAATACCTCTTTCTAAGAGCATTTTCGCTATCTTAAAATTTGTAAAAGAATACGTTTCCGCTAAAATACAATAAGCATTAGCTATTGTACCAATATAGATATTCTCTTGATCATTAATTATCTTTTGGCACAACATACGAGCATCTTCTATATTATTAGTTCGATGGTTAGTTGTTGCTTCCATTTCTCTGGCTCTTATCAAGAAAGAGTGAGATAACGACCTATTCTTAATTTCATCGATGTAAGTTCTTAATTCTTTTGTGTATTTTAATACCATTTGATAATTTTTATAGTCCAAGAATGAATAAATTAGCGCGAAATCAGAAACTATACGTAGTTCATTACTGGTAATTTTCTTTTCTTTTCTTTTTTTCTCGACCTCTTGGTGAAAATCTTTCCTTGTAATTGTTTCGTCACTTCTACGAAGCAATAATTCATATACTTCAGCTAATTGTTTATTTACTCGATTTGAAGATTGGTTAGATTTTTCAACTAAAATATTTTGCAAATCAAGTTCACCATATAAATTTAAAAATTCCATTCCTAATCTTACATTTTTAGGAGAGATTTTATTTATAAATCCTCTCAAACATTCTCTTCGTAAATTAACATCATTAGGGTAAAGCATTTGTAATACCCTAACAAAATGAACAAAATCAAACTCCCTCTTGTTTGATAACATAGCATTAGTGGTTGTGTGACTTATATCTAGCATTGTAGATAACTGTCTGTTACTTATTTTTTGTGCATACAGATCATCGTTTATTCTATTTAAAACACTTTGCATAACTTTGCTCCCCTTTTTTCGGAACAAAAGACACGTTATACCCATTTTTTAACTTTCAAAGGAAAACGCGTCACTACATTCAAAAGATGTGTTATAATTTGTGTAAGACTTGCAGTAAGTGTTTTCCCTAGTGCGATTAGGGAAAGCGGTGTAAGAGTGTTAGCGCACTACTTATACACGCTGTGAGTCTTTTTTACGTCCGTTTATTTTATTATTTTCATAATATCATATTTTTGCCAAAATTCAGTCGTGTGGTTATCAGAAAAATGTTGAGAAAGTTTGAAAATAGCTATATATCAAGGCTTTCTCACACTTAAGGATAAAGGTATGCAATAGTGCATCTTTCTGTATGAAGTACTCTTATACATGTTTTACCGTATTAACCACAGGAACTTATGAAGAACTTTCTGGACGGCTGCAAGGTCGTTTTACTAAGCAAGTTGCATTGTACGTGAAAATATTGCAAAACAACAAAAATATACTGTAATTTGATTTCATAATAAAGGAAATTATCCTCATTTGCTAGATTTATCAAATGCGGTAATATCCCCATTCGCTCTCTTTTTTATTATCTTTCTATAGAATCAAAAATAAATTTATCTATACAAGCAATAATAAAAGACCCTGTTACTTAACAGAGTCTCAGTATATCTCATGGTTCTAGTGGCTACTTCATAGTAAAGATTGGGCTTTATTAAAAAAACACATCTTACGTTAATTCTATTTCTCCCCACGTATTTTTTCATTTAATTCACCTAAAATTATTTTAACTCGTTTATACTTTGAATTTCTTGATGCTACAACCAAATTCCCGATTTTTGTATTTTTGAAATTCAACTGATCCAAAGAATAAACTTCAATTACTTTAGTCCATTCTTTTTGCATCTTGTCATTACTATACATAAGCTTGTCAATTATTGTTTCATCTGCAGGGAAGACAGTATTGAAATAATGTTCCCATTGCTCCTTGGATAAAGTTCCAAGAATTTTATCTAGGGACGCTTGCGCAAGATTAGATACACCATAACTATTTCCTATCTTACAAGCTAATGTTGCAGACAAGACTGCTCCAATTGCAGGTTTTGGTATAGTGGTTCCCATTGACATTAATGATTTGGCTGCTGCAGGCTCTTTATAAAAATTATCAATCCCATAATGAACATCTAATAAATTTTTTGCGACAGCAATAAATGATCTTGAACGTAAATCTTCTGGAACATAATCAAACCCTTGTACCTTTAACAATACTGATTTAAAAGCAGATACTAGTTTTTGGTCTCCTTCATTAATTGCCTCAGCATAAGAGAATCCTAATGGATAGCGGTCATCTGACATAAGATCCTCCCAAACGACCGGAACTATGGTACTCATATTGGCAAATACATTTTCCTGTTCACCGCCTTTTGTTCTCTTTATAAGATTCAACAAAGTCCGCAGCGTCGTTCTTTTATAGAAATAAGGAGCCAACTTTAAAGTTTCAACAACTGAGTCTTCTGTAGGGATTCTTTCTGTCTTTAACCTATCTCTAAATGATGAGTATTCTATCATAAATCCATCTTCTTCAAAACCTAATACATATTGAACACATATTCCTACATTATTTAAAGCATCTAAAGTATTAATCGCTTCTCCTTCAGGCGCCTTTCTTGATGAATAGTGTTGTATTAATTCGATTACATGCATAAACCTCATTTTAGCCGTTTCATTAATAATTCCTAAATCCGCAGCCAACCTTACTGTTTCTACCTCAGAAAGCGAATCTAAAGTATCCTCATCGGTTCTTCCTAACATTTCTAGTACAAAATCTTTTCCAAAAGACATGACCCTTTCACGTAATATATTAAAGGTTCTTGTCCAAGTATACTCAATAGCCATATCGTACAACTCGTTATCAAAGGCTTTTACTATAGTTTGTACCTCACGAGGGTACAGCCTTTTGTTATATTCGACCACTTTATTTATTTGTATCAATTCATGTCCTGGAATAGAGAGCCCTTGATTCGCTCCCCATACAACTGGAAGATTATTTTCCGTCACGGTAATCACACATCCTTTTATACATTATTTCTCCATCTTGAGATTGGAAATAAACACCTATAATTTTTGAATCCCCAGTCTCAAGCAATGAATAGAAAGCTCTTTTTCTTGCTCCGCCAGAAATTAATCTTGCCGACTTCTCTTCTATCTGTTTGTTAATAAATACATTAAATCCACGCACATTCCCTTTATTATCAATAACCGTTATACCATCCATATTTAACATTTCTATGAATAGTCCTGAAAGTGCATAGTATCTTTCCCCTAAATAAATATCTCTAGTTTCATTAATTGCAAATAACGCGGATTCAGAGAGGTTTATTGGCTCATCAAGCCAAATCCCATCCGATAAAGAGTCATTTGGAAAACAATAATCATCATTTACCACCATGCATATAGTTCCATGAACTCTATCTTGAGGTAATCTAAGTAACTTCTTAAATACATCAATCAATTTTTCACGTGTTTCTTGATCATCTATTTTAGCTACAATATCTCCTGCCATTGAGTCTATTATAGTGGGATAATCTTGCTGACATTCACTAACTAATCTAAAATCAATTATTAACTTTTCCTGTTTAACCCCCTGTATATCTATTTCAAATTTACTAGCTACAGAAATTTCTACTATTGAAACTCCCTCTTCATTAAGATTATTAGAATATAGTGTCTCCGTTAGAGTCAAACCCTTAGGGCCACTAAATGAACGGATTATCCCATATTCAATTTCATCATCTTGAAAATCAACATAAACGTACCATCCTAAATTACAAAAAGGCATAATAGCCTTTATCATCTTATCAAAGTCTTCACCATTACTTCTTCCCGTTCCTCTTTTAACTTTGAAATGATAAGGAACTGTTTTTAAAACTTTTTCTATATTCTTTGTAAGTATTAATTTAGGTCTAATTTTGATTTCTTCTTCTTCATAATTACAAACTTTAGAAAGAAAACGCAAAAGAGAACTTAAAAATTCCTCATCTATATGAATATCTTCTTCACCTATGAACTGAGAAATTCTTTCGAAAACATCAGAAAAATAAATACGTGTAGACAAAATATTCCCCCTCCCTACAATTATTCACAAAAAATATTATACCTTAATTATTTATTTTTAAGTATCTATAGTCCAATTAAAATAAATTATTATCTAGGTCTTTTTTACAATAATACATATGATATTAATCACCTGATAATAAAATAAAAAACGCTCAAATGAGCGTCTCCTCTATATACCTAATAATTGCTTTTTCTTCCCTTAGAACTCTTCTTCAGTAATAATTCCTTAATCTAACAACCCTTTATACTTTAATATTTCGTCAGCTCCACTTGCAGTTGTAGCAACTTGTGTTTGCCCCTTATTCGACAATATTCCTTCTATATATGTTTTGATTTCTTCAGCCATCTAAACCGTGATTCATAAGGTTTACAAATCCTTTTCTTTTTATGCGGATAAAGTTCCCATCAATAGTGATTATAGACTTTCCAGTACTTTTAAATTCATATACTTTATTCACTATACATCCTCCCCAAAAATATATAATAAAATAGTAGATTATAACTACATTTCTATAATTTGTATTCTAATTTATAGGAAGTTTATGAATCTAATAAAATATGGATTTTAAGGCACTCAAAAAAGAGTGCTTTTTTTATTTGACAAACATTTCTAATTTATGCATAGTTATAACTAAGTTGCAACTTAGTTATAACTATGCATAAATTAGTTCTACATATAAAACCTGGGAGGAATGTACAATGGTTAAAAATATTTTCATGTTAAGAACTAAACCAGAGAAAATAGAGCGATTTGAAAGCTTTATCGAGAATGAGTTCATCGCGATTGGTTGGTCCAAAACTGGCGATTTAACAGGGGCATCCACCGATGTAATTCGTGAAAAGCTATCCTCTGCCTATCCAAGTTATGAAGGTCAATCATTTAGAACCAATTTTAGTATGGTCAATACCTTTGTTACTGTAATGAATGCTGGTGATATAGTTCTTGTTCGTAAAAAGGGGATAGTTCATATAGGGGAGATTAATGAGTATACATGGAATAAAGATTATATCAAAGATTATATGCCTCATACACGTTCAGTTACTTGGTTAAATGAAGTTCCTTTCGAACAATTTAATGCAAAAATACAATCTTTACTTAAAAACATTCGCACGGTTTGCCGTTTTAATGGCACATGGGAAGAAGCTGAAATTGAACAATATATTACTGGTGAAAAGCCAACAACGACTAAACTTGAGAATAGTGAAGATCTACTTAAAGAGTCGTTAGAAACATTAAAATACTTAATGAAAAACTCTGAGGATGAAACTGTTAGGTTAGAAGCTACAAAAGAAATTTTAAAGTTAATAAATAAATAAATAAATAATATAATTATTTCAAAATAACATGATTCAGGGCACCTTTGGGTGTTTTTTTAGGTAATGTGCACATTATACCTTTTAATACGTATTAAGTAGTTATAAAAAGGTATAACATCCTTTTCAAAAAAGAAATAACATCTAAATGGAAAAAAGCTTAAGAATGAATGATAACATTATCTTATAAGAAGTAAATAAACATATGAATAGTTATCATATTACAATACTTCTTCTTTTTTCCTTTATGATGATAATGTTTTTAATTTTGAATAATACTTTAATAAAAAGATTGTTATTAAATTTAAAGTGTTAAAATTATCCATATAAATAAACTAGTGGACCGATAAATTAAAACATGTTATAGTATTTTTATTGATTATTAAGAGGTGTTTATTATGGCAATAGCAATATCATTTTTTGCTGGTGCTGGTGGATTAGATTTAGGGATTCATCGTGCTGGTTTTGATGTTAAATTATCAGTTGAACTTGAAACTGTTTATTGTGAAACGTTAAAAATTAACAATCCTAATTGGAATATTAAACAAGGGGATATAATGGAATATAATGCTTCTCGTGTTAGAGAAGATGCTAACCTCGGAGAAAGTGAAGAAATTGATTTATTATTTGGTGGAAGCCCGTGTCAAAGTTTTAGTACAGCCGGGAAAAGACAGGCTTTTAATGATCCTAGAGGACAAGCAATGTTAAAATTTGTTGATTTAATACATGAATTACAACCTAAAGCATTTTTAATTGAAAATGTAAAAGGGCTTTTATCTTCACCATTAAAAAATCGCCCGTTAAAAGAAAAAGGAGAAGGTTTTCCACCTTTAACAGAGGAAGAAACTAAGGGCAGTGCGTTGCGCTTTTTACTTAACCGATTTGAAGGATACAACATCGCGACACCAACTTTAGTAAATTCCGCAGATTTTGGCGTTCCACAGGCTCGCGAACGTGTTTTTATTGTTGGAATTAGGGAAGATTTAAATCGAGATTTTATTTTTCCAACACCGACTCATAATAAGAATGGAAATAATGGTCTTTTACCTTGGAGAACGGTTGGGCAAGTGTTAGAAAATTTAAAAGTTGAAGAACATAATTATCAAGAGTATTCTGAGGATAGATTAAAGTATATGCAAATGATTCCTCTGGGTGGTGGAAATTGGCGGGATCTCCCTGAAGATGTTGTAAAAGAAGCTATGGGGGGAGCTTACACAAGTGGTGGTGGTAAAGTAGGTTTCTTTCGTCGAGTAAATGTAAATAAGCCATCTCCAACAGTATTGACTTCACCAACACAAAAAAGTACGAATTTAGGACATCCTTATGAAGATCGTGCATTAAGTATACAAGAATATTTAGCAATTCAAGAATTTCCAAAAGATTATATAGTTAAAGGTACACTTGGCAAGCAATATACTCAAATAGGTAATGCTGTCCCTGTCCGTTTAGCAGAAGTTATGGGACGAGCAATCTTAAAAACTTTAAAAACATAGGTCCTTCCTATGTTTTTTATTTTATAATAGACCTTGTAGGTAAATTTATCCTAAAGGAGCAAAATCTAATGAATGAACATACGAAGCAGCAGATTAAAAACCATTTAGCAGAAGTTATGGAGAAACTAATTCATAAAAGAACTGTAAAAGAACCATTCAACCAAACTGAGATTGCTTCAAAAAACCCTTTTGGTTTTCATCTAGTCCCAAGTCAAGTCTGGAAAGGATCTAAATTTGAAAGAAGTTTTGTTACAACATTGGGGCAACGCATTTTTGAACAAATAGGAAAAATCATTGCAGAAGGAGCTGGCGCTTTTGCAGAAAATCAATATGATCAAGAGGTTACCATAAATACATGGCGTTCTGAACAAATTGATACCATCTTAAGAGAACAACGTTCTAGGAATCGTTTACCTAATTGGGAAGAGGAAGTTACAGAGATTTTAGCTTTAAATAACCCAATAACACAAAATTTCTTAGTAAAAAGTGATTTATATATTCGGAGAACAGATGGTACAGAAGAATTCTATAGTTTCAAAACTGTAAAACCTAATTTAGATCAAACTGAACTTGCCAAGAAAAATATGTTCAGGTTAATTGCAAGCGATCAAGGATATGAAGCTTATTTTGGATTACCTTATAATCCAGCGGGAGAAGGAAATTTGTATCGTAGTCAATCACATAAACTTCCTTTTGCGCTTTTTGAGATGGATTATGACCCATGTGTACTTATTGGAGCTGAATTATGGAACAAAATTGGTGATGATGAGAATACATATGATGAGTTATTATCAATTTTTGAAGAAGTAGGGGCGATATATTCTCAACGTATTCAAGATGAATACTTCAACAATTAAGTAACATAAATTTCTATTAAAAAGCTTGACCACAAAATATAGACTTAAACCCTATTTCTTAATGGCCGATATTAATTAACATGGTAAAACAATATTTGGATGGTATTCCAATACATATTATTAAAATTAAGATGGTTCAAGTCAGAGGAAGGCGCCTTAGGGTGTCTTTTCTCTATTTTCAAAAGGACCTGCTCAATTAATTTCTTAAAAACATAAGGTAAAGTGAACCCATTAAAATTCATGGAATGAACCCTAGTTTTACCCTCTAATCTAAAGGAGGCACTATTGTTATGGGATATGGTGGTAGTTGCGGCGAAGGCTGCGGTTTTGCTGGAGGATTCGCTTTATTAGTTGTATTATTTATTCTATTAATCATTATCGGATGCAGCTGTTTCTGCTAAAAACTATGGGAAAAGACACTCTTATTTGGGTGTCTTTTCTTTATAAAATTTACATTAAATTAATTAAACTTTATAAAGAGATGTAGTAAAATATAAATTGGGTGGAACCCAGATATATTTGTGCTGTAAGAAAAGTCTTATGTAGATTGAGTAGAGGAAGGCACCTTAGAGTGTCTTTTCTTTTGTCCATTATATCCATTACGTACGCATTGATTTTTTATGTGCATTTGATATAATTACTGTATTAGTATTACAGTAATACAGTATGTATATAATAAAAGAAGAGATGCGTCAACATCTCTTCAAGTAACTGCTACCGCAAGGTGAGTGGTTGCAACTAAATACTACTTTTTAGATTTAGAAGACTTCCCACGCTTGCGAGGCTGACGGGTGGTCTTCTTCTTTTTATTTTTAGAAGTAATTTTCTTAACCACGAAAACTACAAGTTCTCGTACGATCGTCTTAATTACCTCTAATACTATTTGAAGAAATAGATCCATTGGCTACACCTCCTTTCCTCATTAAATGAGAAAAGGACAGTCGCAACCGCCCACCCTACAATATACAGTTGTTCTTATTCTATCATACTAGTACAATCTCACCAATATAAAAAAGCCCACCTATTTCCGTAGGTGGGCTATATCTTTATTACACAATACCAAAGTATACTCTCATTTTTTCATATACTTTATGCAATTATACATATTCATAAAAAATACACCAAATAAATATTACATGTAGTAAAATATAAATTGTGGATACATTCTATAAAGCAGATTCTTTTAAAAGACGTAACATATTGATCTCAAATCTCTTGATATTTTGTGAACTAACAATCTGGTGTATATAGACGATTCTGTTTTATAGGATGTGTTTACACGTATAACAAAGGGGTAATACGTGTATATTTATATAAAATTAAAGTGGTTCAAGTCGGAGAAAGGCACCTTAGGGTGTCTTTTTTTATGATTTAACACAATCATAATCACATTTTGAGGTACTTCTTGTTTTTAGACCTATCATTTTACCTTCCTTTATAAGTCCTATTTTAGTGCTGAATTTTAAAATATAAATTCATTTTCAATAACTTTATTTCTACAGGTAATATATAATTTGAATATTGATACATTAAAAACAATATAAAAAGGAGTGTATATCGTTGGAATCATTAAGACGATTTGCTAAGGCTGCATTATATTACTGTAATAGGAATAACAAATGGGATGTAGATATGCATAGTGATAAGCCCTTGAAAACTTTATTAGAAAAAATATATGAACACCCTAGATTTAGTGCTATTTTTGAAGTTGAAATAGCAGAAAGTATAATTAATTCGTATCTCGAAGATATACACATACAACAGCAAACAAACTATAGTGATCAAGATGCAGATCAATTTTTAGAATATATATATGAAAATCTTTATATAAATATCAAAGAAAGATGGATCATTTTCCCTTTAAAAGGAGCATTTCTTTCAAAAACAGTAAAGTATAAAGATTTTATTTTCATTTCAGGGGATAGAAATGAAAAATTAAATACATTAAAAAAAATATTTAAAGTGTCATTGAATGAAACGAAAACAAGAATGCAGCATATTGAGAGAAAATCATCTTCTTTTTTACAACATCCATTAGTAGCTATTAGAGTAAAACATCAATATAGTTATGTTTTTTATAGGGCAAGACATATAGGACTTTATACAAATTCTATTTTACATGCTATATACTGGGGGAATGTGTATCCTAAATACAAATTACCTCTTTTCAGTAATATACATCAAAATGAACATATTAATATTCTCTTAACATGTGGTACTACAGAATATGAATTCAACAACGCACCGCTTAATTTTAATGCAAATTGTTTTATAAACTTAGACTGGCTCCTAGAAAAGAAATATATAAAGTTATTGGATCTAATATATCAAGAAATGGTTATGAAAACTCATAACCCGGTCTCCCAAAAATTTTTGAACGGTATAAATTTTTTTAAAAGAGCTATAGAGGTTGAAAATAGTAATGATATAACTCAAGGATTAGGAACACCTTTATTGTTGTTAACAATTGCTAGTGAAAATATTCTATTAAAACATAAAGATTCTAAGCGAGACAGATTACGTGTATTATTCCCTTGTTTGGTTAATTGGGATGTCATGGATAAGAATGAATTTAGTTCATTAATAAGTCAAATTTATACTTGGAGATCAGAATTTGTACATGCGGGGATAGAGCTGTATAAGGATTATAATGAAGATTTTTCATCAGGACCTAACACAAAACAATATATAAATTTTAAAGTAGCGGTATCAAAATTATTATGTAGATCTCCTTATTTCATAAGGCTAGTTAACAATCGTTTTGTTAAACAGGATTCAATAAGACATATTGATCTATGGAATACATATTTAGATAATCATTGGAACAGAGGTAAGAGTTTATTAAATAAGGTGGAATAGAAATAATTTATAATAAGTATAAAATCATATTAGAGACGGTCTATATACTCTTTTAAATTAACGGTTTTCTGTTGAGGGTGGCGCGGTGAACCCTATCATACGTAAATGGGGTTTTATTAGCTTTAAGTAATCTTTAAATAATTAATTTTATGAGCCATCTTTGGGATTTGGCATTCCTCCAATGTATCATAGTCTATACTAGATGATGGAATAAGTTCGTTATGATTAATATTTAACTAAAGAGAAAAGCTCTCTAATTGAGAGCTTTTTTAGATAAATGGCTTTAATACAAACCATCTTTTTATTATTTATGTATGCACATAAAATGAACATACATTAAAATACAACTATTCGAAAATTTGTAAGTTTATTAAATCATCAGGTCCCTCTAATTGAGGTTCTTGAGCGTAATTTGAGCGCTCTAAAACCATATTTCTTACTAAGAAATATAACTCTTTATAAGTGATTGCACTTTGGCTTCCCATCACGTCAGTTAATGCTTTAGTAAAACGGCCATATGTACCTTCATCATATGATACTTGATCTGCTTTACATCCTGCTAATAAAATATGATTCGGTCCTGAAAAAGATGAAAAGTCTTTTCTAATAGGTTCAAAACCACTCATAATCATTTTTATGTCTTGAATGGTTTGGGTTGGAGGAATGTAACGAGGTTTAATACTTGATAAATCTCTTCTTTCAACGTTATTAAAACTATTAATTATTGCTTTTACATCCTCAATAGTTCGCGCTTGCGGAATAGAATAATAATTACCAAAGTTCCTTGTACCAGTTCCAGAATGACAACTATCCAAAATAACCACAAATTTTACACCTTTAGGTATGTTAGATAGTATTGTATTAATTTCATCATCTCTAATAAGATTAGATTGGTCAGCAAGTGCATCGATGGGTACAATAGCTTCATCCAACATATCTTCCTCATCAATTGGTGGCAAATCCGCTGTCTGTGTTCCGTGTCCCGAGTATGTAAATAATCCAATATCCCCAGGTTCTAGTTGATTAACTAGCCATTCCAGTCCTTTGAGAATATTTTTTTTAGTCGCTACTTCCTCAATAAGTAATTGTATATTAGACTGATTAAAATCAAATTTTTTAACTAGCGTATTTAAGATCATTGATGCATCGTTTATACAGCCCCCTAACTCATATTTACTGCCTCGATAATTTATACCTGTAATTAACGCTAATTTCTTCACTTTACTCCTCCTATTACTAATTTATAAAGTGGACAGAAAATCATTTCTGTCCACTTATAAAAAAACACTTAAATTATATCTATAGAGCTTCTATAGACATCCAACTATTTGTAGCTTATTCTTCGATTACAATAGCCTTACTCTGAACTTAACATCATCAAAAAAGTTTAATATTAGCATCAATAATCTCCCCAGCGGTTGTTCCAATTGCCGCTCCTACAGGTCCACCAATTACACCACCAATTGCACCAGTAATTGGTGCCGTAGGAATACTTTCAGTACCTGGAATACCAAAAAAACGTGCCTGAGTTTGTAGGTCACCTTCAACTAAAAGTAACCCTTTTCCATTGATACTTAGTTTTCCAACAACTCTTCCATTCATCTTCTTTCACCTCCTTCCACAACAGTATTTACAATTTAATTTAACTAATACATTTTTTTACTATTTTGTTATTTTTAAATAATTATAAATTTTCTTTATAAGAATAATTGGATGATATAAGGTTATTCTGATAGATTAAATTCTTTATATACATATAATTTTAAAATAATATATATTGATTAATAGTTAATAATATTTAATCTAAAAATCTAATCATATATTAACTGATTAAACATTGACTACATTGATGAGTTCTATAAAGAACCCTTTAAAAAGGTATTCAGTCCATTTTTAACATGATTGAATAAAGAATTTAATATGAAAACAGTAACAAAAGAAAAATGGGATTTACAAGTTGAAGAAAACCACCTTAAGGTGTCTTTATTATTACTCTTCGACATAATATGACGAAATAGGTTTAACCAATTCTGTTATGATGATTCGGAAATCTTACATTGTTTTAAGTGGTAAGTCCTCAACCATAAAAGAAAGAAGTGATAGTTACGGATAATTCAACCTCTTCGAATAAGAATTCTGGTTTATCGGATAATCAAATGTATATAAATAGTTACTAAAGGGGATGGGGATTTGAAGCAGAAGCTGATTGTTATAATATGTAGTTTAATTTTAATCCCTCTTGTGATTATGGGATGGAATAAGTATTTAGATTACAAATATGAAAAGGAACGAGAAAAAGTCCATGCCGACTACGAAAAAGAACTAGTAGAACTGGAAAAGGAACAAACCAAACAGCTAGCGAAAGAAGAAAAAAGACTAGAAGAGCTAGAAGAACAGAATCGTAATGCAGAAGCTAAGCAGAAACGTATGACTGACGCTTTCAACAGCTTACGCCAAGGTATGTCCTACGAAGAAGTTGCAGCAGCGTTCGGTACAGAAGGTGATTTAAAAAACCAAGGTACCTATAGTAATGAATGGAAAGACTATAAAAAAAATCACCCTGCGTATTTTTGGAATTATGACAGCATCTACAATATAGTTTGTAATTTTAGCTATAACAAACTAACGTCATGTAAGAAACAAGAACGTGTTCGAGTAAAAGTGAATGGAACTTGGTATGAAAATTAAACCCATCTAGTTCTTGATGGGTTTTCCTTTTATAAAAATGGACATCAGCAAAGGCTACAATTTGCTAAACAACCAGCGTTGTATGTAAAAGTGTTGCGTAACAACAAAGATATATTGTGATTTGATTTCATTATAGAAGCAACATTTTTTACTTGTTAGAGATCAAGTTTAAAAAAATTAACCAGTGGGGGGCTTCGGCTCTCTTTTTTATTTACTCTTTTTAAACTAGAACCTTTTTATATAACCTTCATAATATATATGGGACAACCTTAAACTCTTTTTTGAGAGGAATGATTAGATATGGCAGATTATTTCTGCAAAGATGGAAAGAAATATTACAAGAAAAAAGAAAAATCATGTAATTCTTCAAACTCCAATAACTGTTTCATAGAGACATTTACAATTTTCGGCTCTGAAACTACCCCTACAAGTCTTGAAATTCCACCAGGTTCTACAATTACCCTATTTGAAAATTTTACAACTAATCACAATAAAACTCTAATTCGCTTTAGTTTTAGCCCTGTATTTGCTGCGTTTGTTACATTGACTATTAGAACATTTAATTCCACAACTCCACAAACAATTACATTAACACCAGGAGATAGAAAAACTTTCTTATTTGAGGATGTTCAAAGTATTACTTTCTCAAATGCCACTACAGCTAACGCTGAACTTAGTCCATTATTTATCCAACAAACAACATGCATCTGCTGTGGTAATTCAGATTCATATTATTATGAATCTAGTGGGGATAATTATTGATAAATGATTTTAGAGGGCTTCGGCTCTCTTTTTTATTTTCCTTCGACATAATATGACAATATGATAATGTTTGTTTTGATAAGATTGTCCAGAAATATTATATTTTATATATCTTGGAGGAATTAAATTATGAGTAAAAAATTGTTAATGGCTTTAGCATGCAGCGTGTTACTTATGGGATTGGCTGCTTGTGGTTCAAATGATAAAGCAAGTACATCAGAAGAACCAAAACAAGAAACTAAAAAAGAAGAGGAACAAAAGAAGTTAGAAGAACAGAAAAAGGCTGAAGAGCAAAAGCAAGCTGAGGAACAAAAAAAGGCTGAAGAACAAAAGCGATTAGATGAACAACGCAAACAAGAAGAGGCTCAAAGACAACAGGAAGAACAAAAGAAACAACAAGAAGCAGCTCGAGCAAAAGAACAGGAACAACAAAAAGTTACAGCTAATACAGCACCTCAGCAACAAGCTGCACCTAAACAAGAGAAAGTTCACTTTGCAAACTGTACAGATGCAAATAATGCTGGTTACTATGATATAACTCCAGATAGCCCAGCTTATGCTTCGCATCTAGATCGTGATGGCGATGGCGTGGCTTGTGAACGAAATAAAGGACATAAAAAATCTAGTAAAAAACATTAGATTTATGGATAAGCACTCTTATGAGTGCTTTTTATTTTCCTTCGACAAAATATGACAAAATAGTTGTAACTGTTTTTGTTATGCTTAGTTAAGAAATCTTACTTTTTGTTTATATGATTGAATTATCAGAACGAAATATGTAAAATATTTCATTGTAAATACATACCAGGGAGAGGGGAAATATCATGAAAAAGTTAGTAGTTTTACTATTTTCTTTTGTATTTTTGTTTGTTGGTTATAATTCTTCTGTTTATGCAGCGAAAAGTGCTAATGACACTAAAAACTGTAGTGACTTTAAAAGTCAAAAAGACGCGCAAAATTTCTGGAATCAAAATGGCTATGGAGTGGGGAATGATCCACACCAGTTAGATAAAGATAACGATGGGACTCCATGTGAAGATACTAAATACCCATTAGATACCAACGCAACTGCGCAAAACCAGACTAATACCAATAACCAAACAACAATTAATTCTAATAATAAACAAGGCACTAAATTACCAAATACAGCGTCTAACACTGTAACTATGATGGCGGTTAGTGCTGGACTTATTTTTATCGGTTCGTTAATAGTGTTCCGCCGCAAGAAAATAAACTCTTAA